AACATGGATGGAGTTGGCACTCTTGAGATGGATGATGAGTTCAATAAGCATAAGTGTATGGTTGCAGTTACCAAACACTACACAGCCGAACAATTAGTTGAACATTTCTCGAAAAAAATGAGCAGCAGCATTTATTCTCTGGGAATCTCAAATGATGATCGCGATAAATTTGCATTTGTCTATAGCAATGTCAAAAATCCATCTATAAAAGTTTGTATTGATGTTGCCAATGGTTATACTCAATCGTTTGTTGATTTTATCATAGAATTTCGTGAGTGGTATCCTGATGTGATATTGATGGCAGGTAATGTTGTCACACCAGAGATGACAGAAGAACTAATTCTCGCAGGTGTTGACATCGTGAAAGTTGGTATTGGTCCTGGCTCTGTTTGCACTACACGCAAAAAGACAGGCGTCGGCTATCCTCAGTTGAGTGCGGTTATAGAGTGTGCTGATGCTGCACATGGTCTCAAGGGTCATATTATAGCGGACGGAGGGTGTACCGTTCCTGGAGACATTGTGAAAGCATTTGCTGCAGGAGCCGACTTTGTTATGCTTGGCGGAATGCTTGCTGGACACAAAGAAGGTGGAGCATCTCCGTTTGGTGACAATCAATTTTATGGTATGAGTTCTGATACAGCCATGGATTTACATAATGGTGGTGTGGCAAACTATCGCGCCTCTGAAGGCAAGACCGTTGAGATTCCATATCGTGGTGAAGTGGGCAGAACTATGCAAGATATTCTTGGTGGTCTGCGTTCAGCGTGTACTTATATTGGAGCAAGTGAATTGAAAGAGTTGAGTAAGCGTACAACGTTTGTTCGTGTTACTCAGCAGTTGAACAATTCCTTGAGTGAATATGAGATCTAATATGGCAAACAGAGAAGAAAAGAATAACTTTTCAATGATGATCATGCAAATGGCAATCAATGAGAAGATAGACCACATGGATGCAATTACAACTTATTGCGAACGTAATAACCTTGAGATTGAAGTTGCCGCTACACTCATCAATGAGTCTTTGAAGAGTCTAATCGAATCTGAGGCTGAACAACTGCGTTATCTCCCAAGAAGCGGAAGGTTGCCCATATGAGTTGGCAGTTACTAATCTGGAATATCTTTTCGTGGACATTCACAGGCGTCATGATTTATGTGACGAAGTCTAGCATGTGGTGGTTGATTCTTCCTGCTGCTTTTACAATGACTAAAAGCGCATCTGATTTGGTGAAGGCAGTTGTAGAAGAAAACGCAAAGCAAGAAAAAACAACTGAACTAGATGAAGAAACATTAGAACAGATGCAGCAATACATGGATAAAATTCGAAGAGGAGTAACACGTTGAACGGATATGATCTCTACGGATTATATCAAGCCATCAAGTTACATTTTACTTCCGAGAGTTATAACTTCTTTCATTACGATGGCAAGACAAGGATCTCAGTCGATGCATTTCAAAAACGCCGTGACAAATTTTTATTCCACCGTCTTGCGCGCAAGTATCGCGACGATGAGATGGTTCCATTTCTGGTTGCTAATTTTGTACATAGTGATGATAATTGGACCAAGTCTCTACTTGAGGAAGAAGCTGAATCTACCTACAGAGAATGGAAACGAACGACAGATTCCATGAGCAAGATCTATGTTGAAGATCTAAACAAAATTTGCAATAAAGAAACATTCAACGATCTGTTTAAAGTTCAAGAGGGTGAGTTCCCTAAATTGCTAACTCACTTTATGCACAGAGATATTACAATTGAAACGATGGTAATTCTAAACAATCTTTTCAATTTTATTCAAATTTGGGACAAGAAGATTTCTGAAGACATCATCTATCCCAAAATTTCAAGAAAGATTCGCAAGTATGGATCATTCTTGAACGTGAATGTCGATAAGTATAAATTGCTAACAAAGCAAACTTTACTTGGCGACGATTGTGATATATAATAATATGGTGATGAAGAAAGTGGACAAGTCGATATACATTAATACAACGCTATACGGAGAATACAAATGAGTCTATCAAGTCTAAAGAACAAGAGTTCATCTCTTGATAAGTTGAAGAAGGCAGTTGAGCAATCTTCAGCAGGTAATGGTGGTGGCAAGAACGTCGATGATCGTTTTTGGCAACCAGAAGTTGATGCCGCTGGCAACGGATACGCAGTTATCCGCTTCCTCGATACGCCAGCCGTTGACGGTGAAGATGGTCTTCCTTGGGTTCAGATCTGGTCGCATGGCTTTCAAGGTCCAGGCGGTTGGTACATCGAGAACTCATTGACGACTATCGGTAAGACGGATCCTGTTTCTGAGCACAACACAGTTCTCTGGAACTCAGGAATTGAAGCAAACAAAGAAATCGCTCGTAAGCAAAAGCGTAAGTTGACTTACATCGCGAACGTTCTTGTTGTTTCTGATCCGAAGCGTCCGCAGAATGAAGGTAAGGTTTTCCTCTACAAGTTTGGTAAGAAGATCTTTGATAAGATCAAGGAAAAACTTGAGCCACAGTTTGCTGACGAAACTCCGCTGAATCCGTTTGACTTCTGGAAGGGTGCAAACTTTAAGGTCAAGATTCGCAACGTCGAAGGCTATCGTAACTACGATAAGTCGGAGTTTGATTCTGCTGCTCCGCTGTTCAATGGTGACGATGCTCAGATTGAGAAGGTCTGGAAGTCTGCTCACTCGCTCAAGGATTTCTTGAAGCCAGAAAACTTCAAGTCCTATGACGAACTGAAGGTGAAGTTGGATCGCGTTCTTGGTGCTGGTGGCACTGCTGGTGCTGCCTCGAGGAAGATTGATGATGAAGAAACTTCTTCTCCTGTCATTCGCTCCGCTCCAGCCAAGAGGGTCACTGCTGAGGAAGTCAGCGTCGATGATGACGACATGGCATTCTTCGAGAAGTTGGCTGCCGAATAAGTTAAATTAGAAAACCGTAGATGTTTTCAGGGGGACTTTGTGTCCCCCTTTTTTATGCATTTCTAACGTGTGGGAATGGTTCGTCAATATTATTTCTTTGTTGTAGAACCTTTACATCTTGTGCAACTCTAGTAAGTTCTTCAACTGTTCGTTTGACGCCAACAACTGCTGCTTCTGCTTTTATCTCTGCTGATGTAGCATCACCTGTTTGATCAGCAACTGCTGGTGTTTCTGTGGCTGTAGGCAATACTTGAGCAATAGTTCCCAATGACATAAAGTATTTCATCATTGCTTGATCAGCCTCAGCACTGTTTTGAGGAGCAAGATTATTTCTTAATGCATTTAATCTGTCGCGTGATGCCATTAAAGTTCCAGAGGCACCGCCTTGCTTTTGATAAGCATCTAGCCAACTTGCCTGATACCTTTCAACAGTCAACCCAGTATTCATTGCTAGTTGCTGCGCCGATAGTTCTCCACGTATGTTACCAGTGTACCAAGCAACAGGAACCTTTGAAACATCACCATTCGTTGCAATTAAAACCTCATTTACATAGGCAGCAGCGACCATATCTTGAACAGCTGGTGGAGCATCAACTGCTCTTTGATATTGTGTTCCGATGTTGTACTTTTTAGTGAGTCCTTGCCATGTTCCATCAACAAACTGATATGCACCAGAGGCACTCGCCTTTGCGTATCCTGCCTTTCTAGCACGCTCTTGTGCTGCAGGATTTTTCATCAAATCAGCATTGTAGTTATTACCAGATTCTTTTTGTCTTATTGTTGCAAGAATAGTTTCTACACCACCATCAATTTGATTTACGCCTTCAAACTTTTGAACTTTGTTGAACGCATTTAAATCAGCTTCTGATGGTGTAGTTGTTTGTTCACCTGTAGTTGTGGTAGGCAACGGAGGAGGAGGTTCTCCGTTATATAACATGCGGAATATCCATTCAGCAGCTGATGTAGTTGTATCTCCCATCGCGAAATCTGCAACAACACCTAAACCAAGACCACCTAGAAAACCTACAGCAGTTCCAATTGGTCCACCAACAGCAGTGCCAAGTAATCCACCCAACACTCCGCTGATAGTTCCAACACCAAGCACATTGACTAAAGTTCTCCAGCCTTCAACTGATCTATTTTTGTATTCATCGTATCCAATGTTACCATTTTCATACTGTTCCACTGCAGCATACATATCCATGATAGTTGGCACAAGAATAGCGATACCCAAAGCGCCACCTTTTGCTGCAGCAAATTTTAGTTTAGGGCTGTTGATGAATCCAGACATCATCGCCAATCCTCTTTTAACAATAACAGGAACTTTTTTACGCACTCTTTGCGCTGTTGTTGTTGGAGCACCAGTTTGTTCTGGTAAACTTTTCCACGTTTTACCATCCCAAACTCTTCCACCGCGAACCATTCCTGGGAGTAATCCTCTACCAGCAACAGCACCTGCAGCACCAGCAACCCCTGCGGCAACACCACCACCAGCAGATGCAGCAGCGGCAGCACCCCCAGCAGCTGTTGCAGCAGCACCCATCCCCATCAAACCTTTAATGCCACCTAACACTCCGCTACCACGAGGAACATTGCCAAATTTTCCTTTTAGAAATTCTGCTGCATTGATACCATATTTTAATGCTAAGAATCCAGTGATAGACATTATAGCATTATCAACTGGACGCATAACTGACTCAATTAGATCATTAATATCCTTCTTCATTTGAATTTGTTGCTGTTTAAGTTCATACTCAAATGTGCCAGGATTATATTCATTTTTTAAATCTTCTTTGCTAAAGAGCTCCATGCCCCTTTCGCCTCTCAATCTTTTCATGGCGCGTTCATTTGAACTGAGAGCAAGACCACCTAATGCAGTAACTTTAAATGCAGTGCCTAATATTGGCATTGCTTTACCAATGAGTGCCTTAACTGTTTTATTAATAACAGCTGACCCTAGCATTGCAGTTGCACCTGCCACTGCTGTGCCAGCAAGCCCTGCTACAGCCACACCGCCACCTGCTGCGCCAACGCCCAATGAAGTCAATGTTCCTAAAATACCAGCAGCAAGTAAAGCCCTGTTTTTTTCTTTTTCGTCTTTTTCTTTTTGTTTATTAATTTTGTTTTGTTCAGCAGTAGCCTTCGCAACTCTTACACCTTTGAGCGCCTGAATTTGCTCATTAATTTCTTGGAGTTTACCCTTTACCGTTTTAGCGTTCACTGGCATCTGTACTGCCATAAACCCACCACGTGTCATTGGATTCATTCGTTTTTGATACTTGAAATAACCCAAATCGTTAATGATATAATTAATCATATTTGAGTTCTTTTCGGTGATCGATTCTAAAAGCGCAATCTGTTTAGACAGCGTAGCAATAGATTCTACAGTATATTTTTTAAACTGTTCGTTCTTTTCTTCTTGTTGTAGTTCTTCTTTACTTATGCCATATTTTTGCTGCGCAATCGCATATAAAGTTCTTGAACCAGTTAATGAAGCAGCCATGCCCACCAAAGAAAATCGTGTTTTAAGGCTGATCTTAACAGAATCAGCCAATGCCTTTGCAACTGATGTGTTTCTATATGCAGATGATTGGTATAACCTGGATGCAATATCAGCTAACGCCATTATCTTCTCTTGACTCCTTGATTACGCTTTCGCGTTAATGCACTTAATCTGGCTTCTTGTTCAGTTTTCATTTTTTTGGCTCTCTCAGTTTCTTCCTTAACCCAATTGTTTACCATGCCTATGTAAGTATCTCGCTCCCACGGAATCATATTTTCTAGTTCTGTGAGAGTGTATTTGTATTGATGTACCATCGTAAACATGTTTCCGTAATAGTCCTTGAGGGATCTGTCACGGAAGGTTAAGTAAAAAAATCGTTGAGTCCCTCCATGTGTAGATTGTGTTTGAAATTACATTTTTGACAAGAGTGCTCGAAGTCATGTGTGATTGTAGGAAGTTTTTCAAAAAAGTTTGCAATTCGTTCAAACTGTTCTTGAGTTAAACTTTCTAAAAATTGACTAAACTCTTCTTTACTGGTTTCGCTAGAGTAATAGATTCCATTCTCATCAAACACATACTCAGTGCAATCATAGATCATATTGAATAAATTGTTTGTCTCATTATCGAGCATTAAATTTTGAATAGATCTGTAGTTTTCTAATGTAGGAAATTTGAGTTTAATTCCAATTTTGTTTGTAATAAAAATCTTAGAGGGTATATCATCGATTGGCGGTTTGATCTCTAACACATTGATTTCAACTGGCATCATGTGCATACAAACATCATCCTCATCTTCACCCATTTCATTTTTCTTAGTACCAACAACATTTCTGCACACGAAATAGGTTTCAACCTTTTCGCCAACTGATCTGGCACGGATATTGAGAAATAGGTATTCGATGTCAAAAATTGGAAGTGTGTCGATATCGATCTCTTCTAGCATACAGTTGTTAATAACTTGCTTGATAGACTTTAAAATATCTTCTTCTTTTCCAGACTGTAACGTCATCAAAAGCAACTTTTCTTCCTTTACTAGGAAGGGTCTAAACTTGATAGGGTTTTCTCTGGAAACCAACTTCAGTTCATAAATTGGCAAATCAATTTTTGGTAATGGCATAGTAACTCCAAACAATATTAAAATTCAGTAATTCTGTAATCAACAAAGAAAAAGCTCGCAGTCAATTTATGGAATCCATCGTCACCCCAGTTGGCTGGCATAGATTGTACGTTTAATGGGTAAGCATTAATCAAATCTACCTGCATACTCTTAGACGGTGTTCCTCGTATAAAACTTTTACCAGTATCAGCAAATTGATATAAGCTGATAGAACCAACGATCTCATCCAAATAACGATTTTGAGTTGTTGATAATGAAATGGACTGTATCCAATCATTCATTAAAGTGTAGGGAGAGTAATCTACAGGAACATAAAAACTAAAGGTTACTTCAGAAAGTTCTCTGGCATATGGAATTTTGGTTTTTAATTGCCCTGGGATTCTATAGTCTGTTGTAGTTAAAGTTTGTCCAGGAAATTCTACGGAATCGCACAGATAAGTTAGTCTTCTTAAATCTGCTGGCTCGATGCCTGGTATTCTGGTAAATTGAACTGCAAACTTACAGCTTCTAAGTAAGTTTTGATTTGCAACACTGTTATAATCGTAGCCAAGAAGGCTTTGACCTTGCTGCGCGCCATCTGTTGGTGTTGTATATTTGTTCCACAAATTTTGTAGGGATTCAAAAATACCTGGTTTAGTTTCTTCTGCCATTATGTTTTATACACCATCTTTGCGGTTGGTAGAAAAATCGCCGTTTCCCAATGCATTGGTTCAATATAAATCAACGACGATCTTATGTGGTTTAACAGGTATCGTTTAATACAAGGTTCAATCATCTTGTATCGACGAGATCGAGTTAACAGGTCATATGATAAATTTAATTTTGTCGAGTCGTTATATTTATCGTTATTGGCAAAATCCAAGAGTTTGTCTAATAGCGCCAAACGGCTGTATGGATCTAGATAATGTAGGTTCAGACCCAAGAATCCATCTGAATACATATCCATTGGGATTACCAGAGGGAACTTATCGTAGACTGGAAGCACATTTTTATATTTTGGGTCATAGTGGTAAAAATACATACGACCGATAAAGGCTTTTGGTGAGATACGACTTGCGTCGTTTAAGATATTAGACCTATCTGAAGGAATGCGCATACGACCAATTTTGTCGCCTAGCCATGCTCTGGCTGCGTCTGTTCTTGGGCGAATGTTCGCCGCTGTCATTTCCTTGCTGAGTTTATCAAATAGTGATGGCATTAAATTCCAAGATCTTTTTCTGTGATAACTTTAAACGTCCAATTTCTATCCTTACAGTATTCCATCGCAGCTTGCCATTTGGCTTCATTTATACCCCAAGTTGCAACTTCACGGATATATTGTTTTGTAACTCTACTTCTTCGCTGAGGCGGCAATACCTGATTAAATGGCTTTACCTCAAGAATCATTGCTTCAGAAGTTCCATTTTTATTGCGAATTCTGACAAAAAAGTCTGGAAAGTAACGATGCCAACGATTATCAACTGGGGATAAATAAGGTATTACTATTTCCTCATTAGACCATTCAACTACACTTGGATTATCATCCAGGTGCACCATAACTCGGCGCTCCCATAACGATCTATACCAGATGTTTGTTGGATCACCTAAATATTTATTGGTATTTTTAGGACTAAATTTACCACTGTATGCCATCAAGTATTTATAGGAAACACTAAATGAGCGAAGGCGGACCAAGATCTCGCGGCAGAGTATCATATGATAGACAAACAAACGCTGCGCAAGTATATAACCAAGCAGTTTCTAATTTAGCCGCACGAAGAAGTCGAGGACAAATTAGCCAAACGCAATTTGAACGAGAGATGGCAACTCTAGAACCATTGCGTGCTCGAGCTGGTTTCGACACTAGAAACGAACCATCTAGATCATCTAGACCACAAACATCAACTGGATCGGCATCTACAACCGATCCCATTGTTGACCAATTAAATTCTGAAATAACTAATGTAAATCGATCACCGCTGGATCGTTCGCAGTTAGGTATAATTAAATTTCCATCCACAATCGAAACTGATGCCACACCATATGTCCTTATAAAAATGTTTAGAAGTGCTGTTGGTACAATCTCGCCGCCACAAAACGCCGAGGAAGCAGCGGCTGCTGAGTTTGATCCTGCAACAAATATAGTAAGTGCGATTGAAAAGGCAGGAACGGCTGTTTCCACTGAAATTAAAAACACATCACTTGGCTCTTTGGTTAACGATAATATAACTAAAGCAGGTGCGGCTTTAAATGCAGCTGCACCTGGCGTTGGCGAGTTTGCTCAACGAGCAAAAAGTGTGCTCACAAACTACCAATTAAGAAGAAATATAGAACAACTGAGTTACGCTATAGCATTAACAATGCCTGAAAATTTAGCAGTTTCATACCAAAACAATTATGACCAACTGTCTTTAACAGCAGCATTGGGTGGATTTGGCTTGGCGGCACAAGCTCTAGCCTCAACAAATGGCAAAGGAGACAATGCTAATCCGTTTATTGCTGAAGCAGCTGGTAGGCTTGCTGGAAATATATTGAGTGAAGATTTTAGAAAATTAGGACTTTTTGCTGCAACAGGCAGAACGCTTAATCCTCAATTAGAACTAATATACAATTCCCCTGCGTTGCGCCAGTTCACATTGGATTTTAGAATGATCCCACGAAACCCAGAAGAGTCTGGCGCTATTCAGTCTATTCTACAGATTTTAAAATTGGAAGCTGCTCCACAAATTTCTGCGGAAACTTCTAGCAGATACTTTATTCCACCGTCACAGTTTCAATTGGAATTTTATGATGGCGTAAATCATGCTATGCCAAACTCATATTTGTTTAAAACTAAGAAATGTGTGTTAGAGGATATTAGCATCGATTACACTGGTGGTGGCTCATTCGCCACATTCTATACTGGTGCGCCTGTTGAAATTAGATTGAGTTTAAAGTTTACTGAAACAGTGATCATTGACAGAACTGCAGTTGGAGAAGGATTCTAATGTACTTCAGACAATTCCCAAAAATTCCATACTCTTTTGATTTATCCAATCAAGGAACTATTGCAGCTGTAACTAATATCTTTTCTAGATTTAGTATTAATAGCAGTTTAATTGATAACTCTTCAGGTTTTTACAAATATCAAGTTGAAGATTCCGACACACCTGAACTAATTGCTTACAAACAATATGGTAATCCTGATTATCATTGGATTGTTTTGATGGTTAATAACATCAATGATCCATTGTTTCAACTTCCGCTATCACGTGATGCACTAGAAAGAAAGATAGTAAAGCAATATGGCTATTCTTCTATTGCTGAAGCATATTCAGCAATTCATCATTACGAATTAGAAGTTAAAAAAATACTATCAGAGGTTGATGGACCAACAACAGAAACAACAAATACTAGCATCATAACATTAGAGCAATATAACTATTCTTCTAATGCAATCCAAATTAAAGATTTAGGAACTGCTAATTCAGAAACAAAAACAATAACCTTTTATGCTAATAATTCCAATGTTAATACTGCAACAGTTGCAACCTTAACTATGACATCAACATATAAACCTGTATATGTCTATGAGCATGAAGATGCTCTTAATGAATCTAGACGTACTATTAAAATTTTAAAACCAGAATATGTTGAATCATTGGTCGATGAAATTGAAAGGGTTTTAAATGCTTAATGATACGCCTAGAACTGCAGATGATGTTAGACTATTAGAATTGACGCTTATTAGTTCTAATGGCAAGAATGCAGATTTAAGAAAAATATTCAATACGATTAATATCTATGAAGATATTTTTCAGCACGTCATCACAGGCACAATTCAATTGATAGACGGCATCAATTTACTTGGCGACTTTGCTGTTCATGGAAATGAGTATCTTTCTATAAAATTCGAAAAAGTTGGATTAAAGGAAAAATACGATAAAGTATTTCGTGTCTATAAAATAACAGATAGAGAAAAATCCCCAGCTTCTCAAACACAAACTTATGTATTGCATTTCTGCTCAGATGAATTGGTGTTCTCGAATCAGCAATCTATCTCAAGATCGTTCACTGGCGAAAATGTTTCTGACTATGTAAAGAGCATTTGTCAAACTGATTTAAAAGTAAACAAAAATAGATTAGCAGCATTTGACCAGTCAAAGGGTCCATCTGAATTTGTGTTGACAAGAAAAAATCCACTCGATGCTATTCAATATTTAACAGAGAATGCGTTTGGCGACTCTAATTCGCCATTCTTTTTTTACGAAAATAAAAATGGATTTAATTTTCAATCTTTGATAAATTTGTACAAAAATGCGTCACTCGGTATTTTAAAATATGATAGAGCGCAATATACTGCTGCGTCAGATACAAGTCCATTTGACAGTATCAATAAGATGAAGAATTTTAAATTCAACAGCACATTTGATATGGTTAAAGCAACTCGCGAGGGGCTGTATAGTTCTAAACTTTATACATTGGATTTAATTACACAAAAATATACAAAGGGCGAAATTTCTATTCTTGACGAAAAAACAAGAGATGTTATGATTGATGGATATTTCCCATTTAATGATGCAAGTAATAGAAAAAATGAACCAGTGTATGCTGCGTATGACTCTAAGATTAGATATTGGTTAACCAATAAATCACATTCTAATTTACCATATTTTATATCAAAAAGAGTTAGATCTAATGACACATACGTTGAGGAAATTTTAGCCCAACGTCAGATGTTAATAGAAACGATAAATAATACTGAACTTCATTGCGTTGTTCCAGGAAATCCATTATACTCAGTAGGATTTACTCTAGATGTTGAAATGCCAGCGTTTAGCGTTGATCAAGAAAACCAACAAAATTATGATGAATACTATTCTGGCAGATATCTAATTACTGCTGTTAGACACGTGATAACTCCAAATTCATTACAAACTGTTATGGAACTTTCAAAGAACTCAGTGTCAGCTCGGATAAGTAAGGCTGCTGGCAACTCACACAAAGTAGCAAAATTATTTTAAAATGCAAAAAGACTTCTTAGGATTAAACAATTTTGTTTGGTGGTTTGGCGTAGTAGAAAATCGTCTAGACCCACTCGAGCTTGGACGTTGCCAAGTCCGTTGCTTTGGTTGGCATAATGAAGATGTGAATCAAATTCCAATCAATAAACTTCCGTGGGCGCATCCAATTGTCCCTTATGGTGTTCGTTCGGTGCAGCCACCAGCAGAAGGAACAATGGTTTTTGGATTTTTCGCCGACGGCGAAGATGGGCAATATCCAATTATTATGGGAACAGTTCCAGGAATTCCTGACGAAATTCGCCAAAACAATGTAGGATTCACAGATCCATATACTGAGGCTGACAAAGCCAGTAAAACATTCCCTAAGAAAATTAAAGAAGCATCAATCGTACCAGATACAACTGGCGTTAAGATTGTAGAAGATGTCCCTAAAAGAAATCCTGCAAATCTAAACGAACCTACAACTTCTAGACTGTCTAGACCAACTCGTGGACAAGCAGATGATGGAAGTTATGATGGCGTTGCTCCAGAATCAATTGCTGGAACAACCATCGATATACAGAGAAAAACAAGAATAACCAAAATTCAAACTGCGGCAAATGATACTTGGGATGAACCATATCCATCGTTCAATGCACAATATCCATTTAATAACGTAACTGAAACTGAATCTGGGCATGCATTAGAACTAGATGATACAAACAACTTCGAGCGTGTACAATTATCGCATAGAACAGGCTCTACGCTAGAGTTCCTCCCTGAGGGACACACAAAAATTAAGTCTCAAAAAGGTCGTTACGATGTAACTATGGGTGACCATCGAAATTATGTAAATGGATCAAAATACGAAACAATTGATTCTGATTTCTTCTTAAGAGTCAATGGTAAAATTAAAATTCAATGTGAAGGATTTGAGATTTCTAGCGGCAGTTCTGTTGGTATTTCAGCAGGACAAGGTGTGTCAGTATCAGGTGCAATGTTCTCAGCTTCTGGTTTATTGAGTGCTTCAATGACTGCTGGAGTTACTGCTTCAGTGAGTGCAGGTGTTTCCGCTAAAGTTTCTGGTGGTGTTAGAGCACAAGTCGAGAGTGCTGGCGTGGCTGGTATTAAAGGTAAGATGGCAGCAATGATTGGCGAAAATACACAAACTATAGGTATTACAAACCAAACATATGGAATCCAAGACACAAATTCATGTATTCCACCAATAGCAGATAAGGCACTTTCTGTTCCTGATCCAGTTTTCCCTGAACTGCCTCCATTAAATCCATCAGATTTCCCAATGCCTAATATTAATTTACCAGAAGGTGGTTAATATGGCTGACGATAAAACTTATTACATAGGTGAAGTTGAGGCTAAAGAAGGGACGCCACTCACAAAAGATCAACTTCGAGCCATTCAAGTTGATAAAAGGGGAAATCCAGATAAACAATATCCAGAATGGGTAGAAAAAGAATATACTGCGCGAAAAACAGAAGTTGCAGCAGTTGCAGATAAACCAATACTAGCAGCAACTGGTCGAGTTCCTTCCAGGTCAGCGTCACCTAAAACAGAAAAATATGCACCAAAAGCACAAAAAGAGGCTAAAGAAAACCCTGTTCTTGCACCTAAAGTAGCTGCTGGTTTAACTTATAGTGATGTATTTCCAAAAGATAGTAATATTAAAATAGAAACTGGACTTAACTATGATGGTAGCAGAAGTTTAAGCACAACAGCACCAACTGGCGATCAAATTGTTACTGCAGCAAATACAGTCTATGATAGAATTTCAGCAGGAAATGTGGAGGATCAAGTTGATGTTGCAACAACAACTCAAACTGCCGATACAGCTGTACCGATTGGTTCTTCAGCAGAACGAGCTGGTGGTGCACTAGGAATTCCACCACAGTATCAGGCATTTTATGCCAAGTATAAAAAATTGCCACCAAATGCGCCTGGTAAAATTATCGATGGCGTCTATGTGCCAGGTGCATAAATATGTGTCTAAAACCTAAAGATTTAGCAACCTATCAAAAAATAACTGCTAAAATGTCAAAGTTTATTCTTCTTTCTGAAGAAGATGTAAAGTTTTTAAATGAACATGGGCTGCATCAAAAGTACACTGGTTATATGGTATCATATAACATAAAGAAAGATTTGGATAGATTAGAAGAATTTGCAGCAAAAGAGACTGAACGAATCAAGAGGAGTATAGTGTCTTCCTAGGTAAAATTATAGGCAAAATTATTAAGATTATCCTGTGTCTCATAGGAGGTCTTCCCTTACTCCAAACACTTGCAAATATGTTTTCGTGTTTACCTGTTCCTTTTGCAAAAAATGGAGGGCTCAATTTCGCCGACACTAAACTCGGAAAGGCATTGAGCGATTTGGCTAAATCTGCAAAACGCGGTGTAGATGCATTTAGAAATGGCTTAAATGAGTTTGTTAACAAGATAACTGGTGGTATTAGAGATAGCGTATTGGGTCCTCTTGATAGAGCAACAGGTGGATTTTTTAATGATGTGAATGCATTTTTTGATAAGTTTACTGGACCAGATGGTCAAATTAGGTTAGAGGCAGCTCTTCCAAATCTTTTCGGTAGAACTGGTGGTGCAATTTCTAATGTTCGTACTCAACTTCTTAATACGCTAGGTTCTGTACAACAAAATTCAAACACATATAAAATTGGTGGATTTAGCATTGGTGAGCTGGTAAATCTTACTGAGGAATCAGATTCTTTAGCTCGAGCCATGAGAGATTTTCAAACTCACACTGACAATCTTTCTGGAACTGGTGGAGCTGGAACCGCTCTCGAAATTCAAAGACTATATGGTAATGTTGTATTTACAGGCGCAACGGCAAACATTGCTTCTAGCAATCAAGTTAGCCCAAATTTAAGCGCAACTGTTTATCCAGTAATTGAACTTGGCGACTTGATAATCATAGACAATCAGCCAAGAATTATGATCGATAAGAACTTTACTGCAGCTCCATCTGGAACTGTATCGGTGGATACAACAACAGATAATGTGAAGGTTACAACGACTTCTGTAGGCACTCTAAACCTTGCAAACCATTTAATCGCTACCAGCGGCACCATTAAACTTAACACCAATATGTACATCTCTGTAAACGGTGAGGTGCGTCAAGTTAATACAATTAACTCACTCGGCGATTATCTAACAGTTTACAATCCATTTTATGAGTCTGCAGTTGCCAATACATTTTATGTAGAAACATCATTTAATGTGAACACTGCGTATACAACAACTAAAACAGATCAAGAACTTAAAGTTCAGACTTCATTCGTTTGTAACTCAGTTTGTTTGGATAACGTAATTACTGGCGTCGGAACTACCTTTACGTCCGATCTACAGGCTAACAATAAGATCTATTATGACGCAAAAGAATATATTGTTATTTCTGTAACCGATACAACTATTGTGGTTGACGATTATCTCAGAGTAACTAAGAATTTTGCAGTTTACAAAGTTACCGATGAAATTCCATATATTGGATTAGACGAAGATTTAGTAGATCCAGATGGAATTGTAAATGCGTTTACATTGCCAAGTACCATTACTGGCGACCCTAATTTTATGAATGGATTTACCACTCGTGTCAGACGAGCCAACGGTATTTACCAGACAGTAAGTGCAGCATCACCAACCGATGCTGCACAATCATTACTTCAAGATAAACTAATGGAAAAGGTTAGAGAAAATTTAAACCAAATGAAGTATGATTTGCGTGATGACGCTATCAGAAATTTAACAGATGCCGAAGTTATAAGCAGAATAAACAATAGTATTACTAGATTTAAAAACATTAAAAACGAAATTAAAGATATTATTGCACAAGATAAAGCAGTACTAAATGCGGTTAAGAGTCTGTTAAAGGGTATGATCAAACTGTTCTCGCTTGCTTGCTCTAAGAAAAAGAAAAAAGGTGGCGAAGCAACTGATTCTGACGAATATCTAAATCTAATATTATATCCAAATCCAGAACGCCAAGGATGTGATGCCAATACTAGCGATTTTATTATCGTGTTAGATGATTTTGATGACGAATATAACGACCCTGGAATCACGCTCCCAACTTTCTCTTCTAATACCAATATAACACCAATCACAGATTTTGATGACAGGAATTTAGTTGGTGGAACATTACCAAATCAAGGAACTGGAATCGGTGATGGAGAAGGTAATGTTGGCGTTGATCGCGGTGACCCAGATGTGAACGTTCCAGAAGATCCGTGCGCCAAACCTTGCTAAATATGCTGAGAGGTGTATAGATGTCGTTAGACGTTAGAGTTTACAAAGACTTGGATCTAAATTTTAGAGCCCATCCAGTAACAAAGGATGTCGTCAAGCGCACAGGAAATGCAGCGATTATTGGCGCATTAAAGAATTTAATTCTAACCAATGTGGGCGAAAAACCATTCCAGCCTAATTTTGGTTCTAGAATTCGTAGTTTGTTGTTTGAAGATGTTTCGTTTATTACTGCAAGCATTATGCAGACCGAAATACAGAACACAATTAAGAATTTTGAACCTCGCGTCGGTATAGATGGTGTAAGAGTCCAAGCAAATCCAGAACAAAATCGTTATGATATTACTATCAGATTTTATATTAATAACCTTGAAGCACCAGTTACAATTAACTTTTTCTTAGAGAAGGTCCGTTAATGGCTAATACAGACCAAAAACTAGTTGTTACAGAACTAGACTTTGCGCAGATTAAAACTAATCTAAAAAACTTCCTGCGCGATCAATCAGAATTTACTGACTTCGACTTTGAAGCCTCAGGCATGAGTACGTTACTTGACGTTCTCGCGTACAACACGCATTACATGGCATATTATAACAATATGATTGCCAACGAGATGTTTCTGGACACTGCCATTCTTCGCGATTCCGTAGTTTCCCATGCTAAGATGCTAGGTTACACTCCTGTTTCTTCTGTTGCTCCAAGAGCAACTGTCAACCTTCAAATTACCAGACCAACTGGCGACACAACAGCATCATTGACGTTACCACGTTTTACACGACTTCAGTCAACACCACTAAATGGTATCTCATATACCTTTGTGAATACAGAAGCCAAAACTACAAATTACGATCCAACATGTAATCGTTTTTGTTTTGATAATCTGTACATCTACCAAGGTCAACCATTGACCTATACATTTACATATAATCCAACAAACAATCCATCTGCTTCATTCGAACTTCCTGATGATGGGATTGATACAAATACAATGGAAGTGTTGGTACAAGAATCTTCAACAAGTATTAAAACTGAACGATATACATTGTCAACAGATGCTACGACAGTTTCTTCTAATGCTGCAGTATACTATCTAGACGAAACTCGTAACGGTAAATACAAAATTTATTTCGGTGATGGTGTATTAGGTAAATCTCTCACCAGCGGAAACATTGTTATCGTAAACTACATTCGCACTGACGGTGCCGCAGCGAACAAATCTAATGCGTTTTCTCTTGTTGATTCTGTTGGTGGATTTACAACTTCTATCATCTATCCAATTAAAGCAGCTTCTGGTGGCACTGCGCAAGAATCAATATCAAAAATTCGTTTCAGTGCGCCAAAGGCATATGTTTCTAATAACCGTGGTGTGACTAAAGAAGATTTAATTGCGTTGATCAATAAAAATTATCCATACTTTGAAGCAGTCAACGTTTGGGGTGGCGAAGAAAATGATCCGCCAATTTATGGAAGAGTATTCATTGCAGCGAAACCAACGCTTGGATTTGAGATAACAGAGTCTGAAAAATTAGATGTTATTAATAATATCATTAAACCAGTTTCTGTAGTTACGATTATCCCTGAATTCGTAGACGTTGACTATAACTATTTGAATATTTTTGCTGAAGTATTTTATGATAAAACTAAAACAACTCGTTCTGCTGATTCAGTAAAATCTATCGTTAGAGATGCAATTATAAACTACAAAGATTCAGATCTAGATAATTTTAATGGTAGATTTAAGATCTCCAAACTGCTTCGAAATATAGATGACTCAGAATCTTCTATTCAGTATTCTGATGCAGTTACATTAATTGAGAAAAGATTTATTCCTCAAGTTGGTGCTGCAAGAAACTATACAATTGATTTCGGTACATCAATTTCGCGCGAAGATCCTTCGTATAGAATTTATTCAACACCAGCATTTAGACAATATGACTCAGAAGGCGTTCTTCGTAAATGTTTTTTTGAAGAAACAGAAGGCACTTCTTCTGGTGTTGAGTCTATAGATATTGTTGCTGGAACTACTCAATCATCGTATGAGATTACAACATCGATGATCAATAGTGGAACAGCGCCATTTATTACGATTAATGGTGACGGCGTTGGAGCAAATGCATATCCAGTAATTGTAAATGGAAAAATTAAACAAGTTATTGTGGATAAACCAGGTATAAACTATACAACAGCAACTGCTCTTTTGTACTATCAGGATAAGGTTGATACAACCGCATCGTTTAGTGTAAATATTCAGGGTCGCTATGGTGTATTGCGTAGTTACTTCTTCGACAACAATAACATTAAAACAACACTAAATGCAGAAGCAGGAACGATTGATTATTTGTTAGGTAAAATTGTGCTTAATCAGTTTGATCCAGTTTCTATCGAAGACCCACTAAAGATCTTTAGAATTGTGGCTAAACCAGAAACAAATAACTTTGAATCTGCTCGTAGTCGCATTATTACTATTGATGACCAAGATATAAATGCAATCAACATAACAGTTAAATCAGTCGATTAATGTTTGCAAATAATTACATATCAACGCTTGTTGAGAATCAATTACCAGGATTCGTCCTAGCAGATCACCCAAAATTTGTTACACTGATTAAAAAGTATTATGAATATCTAGAACAAAATACTAAAGCAGTAAACGTAGGAAAACAATTATACGATTATATGGATATTGACGAGACTCGCGCAGACCTCGTTAAGTATTTTAAATCTAAAATTATTCCAAATTTTCCTGAAGAAACTGAGTTTACAACAGAAAAATTACTAAAAGCAGCCAAGTATTTTTATTCTAAGAAAGGTACTGGCGAATCTTTTAAGTTTTTATTTCGTACATTGTATGGTCAAGATGTAGATCTTCATTTCCCTAAAGAAGATATCTTAAAAGCATCTGACGGTAAATGGAAACTACCACAAGCACTTCGTTTGGCATTTACAGATGCAAGTTCTTTGGTTCCTGGTGGCAATGTAAACGTATTTGCAGCAACTGCTAACACAATTACTGCTAATGGTTTTAACTTAATCACTAAAGGTATAACTGCAAACTCATACATTCGTATTGGTGAAAATCGTCGTCTAGTGACATTTGTTAATACAGCTGGCGATTACATGAACGTTGAAATCGCATTCGCAAATACAAAGTATGCTAATAACGATGTAATCCCTCAAACCTATGATTCTGTAAAACTCTACAAAGTTGAATTAAGCGAATACACCAACTTTAACATTAAACTTCTTGAAAAATGTTTAGGTGTAGGCGAAAACTCAAGAACAACTTGTGTGATTGAGAAAGCAGTGCTGACAGTAGACGGTGAAACAGGTCGAGAGTTCGTAGAAATATATGTGTCTAATGTAACTCGACTGTTTGATGCTGGCGAAAATCTTGTCGTAAACTACACCGATGAGAACGGCGATATTAAGCAATTTAAATCTAAGATCATATCTTTGATATCTAATTTAAGTTTGTTTAGAAACAGATTTGGCGTTGTACAAACTGGTAGAAAATACAAGAAAGGTGACCCAGTAGTTTTATTTGGTGGGTTAGCAGATTCACCAGATGCAACCAAAGCAGTTGCTGTTGTTAATAATGTTTCAACAGGTTCTATTGAATCCATCGAAGTTACTAAACCTGGATACTTCTTTAGAGAAGATCCGAATTCGCTAGTTCGCATATTCTCAACATCAGGTATTGGTGCTAATGTCATCATTTTCGGTGTTAACGATGTTGGTGCTAATGGTGCAGACATAGAGTTCAATACAGATGCTATTGTATATAAAAATGATATTCTATTAAACGCAACACAATATGACTTTGATAATGTTACAGCATATGCAAATTTAACTACTAATCCTGGTAATACAACAACAACGGTAAACCTAAACACTGCCACATATACAGCAAGCACTGTAAATGATTGGTATAAGTCTTTCGTTTTGCAAATTGTTGGCGGAACAGGAGTAGCAGGTTCACCGAACTCAGCAGTTATTTCCGCATATAATGGTACAAGTAAAGTTGCAACTTTGGCTACAGCACTTGCCGTTGCTCCAGATGCTACGAGCAATGTAAAAATTTATGCAAATGCTCAAACCGAAATCGGTAGAGCCATGACGTTTGAAACAATACGATTGGGAAGAATCAGTGCATTAGATCTAAAAGATGGTGGGTCGTTCTTTGAAGAAGAACCAACCTTTGATGCTATTTCAGTATTTGAATCTGATTATTCTCTTGACGAAGGATTTATTCGTATTCCTTCAAGTCAATTTTCTCAATATAATCCTGCAGCAACACCACCAACAATTCGTTTAAATTCATCTAATGCTTCATATAGTTTGGCTAATGGATTTTACACAGGATGTCGTCTATTCTTAGATGTCGGCGATACAGCACACTTCGCTGAAGTGGTAGATTATGTTGTAAATAATCCAGGAAGTTCATCAAATACTAAAACATTATATCTTGACAGATTATTTGAGAATAATATAAATCAAACCAACATTCTAAATTTTGCATTATTCCTAGATGTCCGCCCTAATGTGCGCGGTGCAGGTAAACTCGGAACAATTTTAATTCGAAATGGTGGAACTGGATATAACACCATAAACAATGTAATTGAATTTGTTGGAACTGGATATGGTGCTAATGCATATCACACCGTAAATGCAACTGGAACTATAGAAACCGTCACGTTAGATAATCGCGGTGAAGGATATTCAGCCAGACCAACAATATTAATTAGAGACATCAATACTGGTAATGCCTCTACTGGAACTGGCGCGGTGTTGGATGTTATTTTGTTGAGCGACGAAGAAGAATTTTCAGCTGAGACGTCAGACATCGGTCGTATTCAAGACTTTAAGATTATTAATCGTGGATTCGATTACGCTAACACGCCTACAACTTCTCTAAAGGTTGTAGATATCCTCACTGATAATCTTGCTGCAGGACAAATTATTTTGGGTGGCGATTCAGTTTGGCAGGGTGGTGCAACAAATGCTGATGCAACCTTCCGCGGAACTGTCGACGAGATTTATCGTGCTGACTCAACGAATACCGTAATTCGCGTCTTCAATTATTCTGGTTCTATAGACACATCCTTGCCGATTAAAGTTGCAACAACCTCTAGCAACCTAACGCTACGATTGCCAACCAGCACTTCTGCAAATGCTACAATATCATTTAATGATGTAAATGATGCAGTGGAAAGAACTTACCCACACTTTTATGGTAATGGTCTTGCTAAAGCCAATGCAGAATTCTTAAGAGGTCTTATTAAGTACAATGGATTCTATCTAAACACAGATGGATTCTTAAGTGCAGATAAAAAAATCCAAGACAACGATTACTACCACAATTTCTCATATGAAATCTCATCAGAACGGTCGTTAAACGATTACAGTGATACCTTGTACCGTGTGGCTCATCCAGCTGGTATGCAGTTACTCTCCAAGTATCTTCTTAAAAACATTATAGATGGCGAAATCGTTATTGAATCTGATCTACACACAACAAATACTGCTCAATCTACTAATGGTAATACAACCTACTCCAGCAATGTATTTTATGGTAATACTTCAGCATTTTTAACTCGAGCCAACGTGGGTGATCTTTTTGTAATAAATACAACTGAAACTGCAGAGTTTAAGCGTTATACCAGAGTTATCACGAACGTTGTCAACGACAATACCTTATGGTTAGAAAGTCCGATTGGTGGGCTTGGCGATGGTAGGTTAAGAATAACCAGCGGTAATCCAGACGTTGTTGTTTATGCCAATAGTTCTCCAATAGGCGAAAGTTTAGAAAATGGAGATAACATTAGTTTTAACATTTCTGGAACAGTTTATGATCGATACGTTTCAGCTAACAGCGGCAATGTATTGACTTTAAATGCCTCAGTATCAGCTACAGGAAATGTCTTGTACCTCAAGAATCCAACATATAACGTTGTATCTTACACAATTATTAGAAATAACGGATAAAAGATGAAGTCATTAATTACCAAAGATTTTGGGATCACAAACGCTAAGAACTTCGAGAAGATGGTTTCCGTTCCCCTCGCAAATGTTTATGTTTGCATTGGACGGTCTTTGGCTTGGGCTAACACTTCGAACACAGCATTATTTGATGACGTTGAAATTGCGGCGCCACACGATACAACTGAATATAAAAATGAATTGTTTAGAGATGGTCAACTGTTAAAAAGAATTACCAGCAACGATATTCAGCCAGTTATCCCTCGTGTAGACTGGTCTAACAACACAGTTTATGTTGCGTATGATCAAACAGCAAATCTATTCGTTAAAATTCTTGATACAAAAGTTGCTGGTGGTAATGTTAACGTATCATTAAGTTTAGCAAACACTGTAAATGCCAACGTTGTAAATCTCGCTTCTGCCACACCAGCATTGACTGCAGGTTCAATCATTAAGATAGGTAACGAAACTAAAGAAGTTGTTTCAGTAAATGCCAAAGGCGACTTTTTGCGAGTTAACAGCGTCTTTACTTCAGCGTACACTTCTGCTAACATATTTAAAGTAGACATTTCTGATACCCAATATTCTAATAAATTTTATGTAAGAAATTCTAAAGACCAAGTATTTAAATGTTTGTTCAATAATGCTGGTATTGTTTCTAACACCGAACCACAAATTTCATTAGGTGGCGAATTGCCAGAAAATCCATACGTTGAAACTGCCGATGGATACAAATGGAAGTATATGTATACAATCCCAACTGGATTAAAGAATAAGTTCTTCACCGATAAGTATATGCCAGTTCTTCGCGACATTATCGTATTCGATAACGCAGTCGATGGTCGTATCGATATTATTAAGATTATTAATGGTGGATCTGGTTATTATGCAGGTAGTAGTGTTAACAATTACCCAGTAGTGGCGGTTACAGGCGATGGAACATTGGCAAACGTCAGTGTTGACGTTGCGTCTGGTGTGATTGTGGATATTAATATTCTAGATGGCGGCAATAATTATACAACTGCAACCATTACGACCAACGACCCACTGCAACAAACAATAGGAACAGCTGCAAACCTTAAAGCAATTATCAGTTCACAATATGGTCATGGATATGATCCACAAAGAGAACTTGGTGGGTCAGATTTAATGATTTCAGTAGATTTTGAGGGTGATGTCGATGGAAATCTACCAGTAGAAAATGATGGCACAGACCTAATCAGACAAATTTCTATTATTAAGGACGTTAAATTTGCTAATGGTTTATTTGCAACTGCATCAGCCTATCCAATGTACACTCAAATTATTACATCCAACCCTCCAGTAGATTTTGGTCATAATGAAACTGTATATGTTGGAAGTAGTTTTGCGACTGCCACATTTAGTGCAAGGGTAGTGCATTTCGACAATGATACCAATATCTTATATGTAAACAACATCGTTGGCGACGTCACTGGCGCTGAAAACGAAACGATTTACCAAAAAGACGCTCCGTCAGTCTTTGCTAAAGTGTTTAATGTTATTGAACCAGATATAAATATTTTCTCTGGAGAAATTCTTTACATTGAAAACAGAGCAAAGATTACTCGTCACGAAAATCAAACAGAAACAACCAAACTTGTTGTAGAATTTTAAGGTGTAATTTATGGCAGATTTTAACGCATCACCGTATTGGGACGATTTCGAGGCAACGAATGGCGCATTAGAAAAGAACTATATGCGTATTTTGTTCCGTCCTGGATTCGCTGTTCAGGCTCGCGAATTGACTCAAATTCAGTCTATTCTACAGAACCAGATTAAGCAGTTCGGTGATCATATCTTTCAGGATGGCTCACCAGTTATTGGCGGTCACCTAACGCTCGACACATCAATTAACTATGTTAAATTAAACCCACAATTTGCTGGAAACGATATTGACCTTGAAGACTTTTTTGGTCTTACCGTGTTCAATTCAGGCGCACCTAAAACACGTGCAAAAGTAATTCAGACATATTCAACGACCGCCGACCGTACTTTGATGATTAAGTATCTTCGTGGTACTTCATTTACTTCTGGGCAAACTATCTCAACAGCTGGTGGCAATTCTGCAAACGTAACTACAACAGCACCAACAGGCACTGGTTCTGTTGTTTCTATCAATCAAGGTGTGTTTTATGTCGACGGTTACTTCGTAACAGTTGCACCACAAACAATTGTTCTTGAACCATATTCTAGCACACCAACCTACAGAGTTGGTCTAGAAATCGATGAGGAAATTGTCACTGAGTCAGTTGATAATGCTCTACTAGATCCAGCTCAGGAAGCCTTTAACTATCAGGCTCCTGGTGCTCATCGCTATCAGTTCTCGTTAGTCTTGGCTAAGAGAACATTAGATTCTGTTGACGATAGTCGTTTCTTTGAACTGTTGCGTGTTGAGAATGGTGTAATTACACGTCAAGTCAGTTATCCAATTTACTCTGAACTTGAAAAAACATTTGCGCGTAGAACCTATGATGAATCTGGCAACTATGCTGTAAAACCTTTCCGTGTTAATATTACTGCAAACACGCCAATAGGTCAATCAGAAAACACATCAACATTTATAATCAACGTAGAGCCAGGAAAAGCATACGTTAAAGGATTTGAGTTTGAAACAATTGGAACTCGCAAAATTTCTGCTGACCGTGCAAGAAATTATAAGTCTAGTAAAGATTACAATCTTTCTGTGTATTATGGAAATAGAATACAGCTTGCCAATGTTCAAGGCAGCACTACAAATGGTATTATATTCTCAGACAACCTAGACGAAGTTGACATTCACTGCGTTGCAAACAATCAAGTTGATTTGTCCAGCGGTGAGTCATCAAAGTATTATGCAACTCGTATCGGTACTGCAAAATTAAGAAACCTTGATAGAACATCTAGTGCATCAATTTACTATGCATATCTAACAGATGTAAATTATAATCCATTTATCTCAATGACAGGTGCTCAAAGCCCTAACGTCACATCAGTAAATCTTGGTTCACACTTCTCATCAACTAATGATGCTTATGTTGGTGGAACGGTCACAATGATCGATCAGATTTCAGGTGAGTATGGTATTATCACAAATTACAACGGAACTACTAAAGTTGCTGTTCTAGATCGTCAGTTGTCACAAACTATTGTTGTGAATCAAAGATTCTCGCTCTCTATGCCAGTGAGCACATCAGAATCTATTATGGTAGCAAATACAACATCATTGACGTCAGCTAATTTACAAGCCAATGTTTCATCTACTAGCAAGGATATCTTAGGAAGTGCTTCTATTCAGGATACATCGTTTAATAGAATGGTATTTGAATTGCCAAACTATTATATCCGCTACAATAGCGACCTAAGCGTTGATTTGTATAGAAAAAAAATTATTAAGAATCAAAGTTTCACAACGAATGGTGCTTTGACTCTTGCACTCACAGGCTCTGAAACATACGATTTCGGTGTGAATGGAAGTGTTGTTTCTGATGCAGATCTAATTGAAAATATTATTGTTGTTCCTACAACTGGAACAACTCCAGGTAGAATCGTAGACTTAACTGCTGGCGCAGCAAATGTAAAGCGCACAACAAGTCAGTCAATTGATATTTGTACAGATAGCGCGTCAGGAACAGATTTTACTGGTGACGTATATGTTACAGTTAAAATTACAAATGCTAACGGTAGTTTCCGCCGCAATAAGACACTAGTTCAATCTAACTCAGCATTAACTGCTGGTGATACATTAAGCAGCTCCGATCCAGTGTTAGGGTATACTGATGTTGAATTGAACACATCAAATGGTATTGCTTGGTACACATCATCAAGTGTTATTGCTAGAGTGCCTGGCGAAAAACAATCATTGTTCGTTTCTGACGTTGTAAAGATTAAAAAGATTTATGATTCTGGCGACATAACTCAAATACCAAGTACAACAAATATGATTGACATCACTGATCGCTATACATTTGATAGTGGTCAAACAGATAACTATTATGATCATGCTGCGATTATTTTAAAGCCAGGTGCATCAGCTCCAAAAGGTCAAACTGCAGTTCTATTTGACTATTATACGCATACAGGTACTGGTTATTTGTCTGCTAAATCATATGACAGCACAATTTACGACGAAGAAAAGATTCCTGTCTACAAGAGCATTTCTGGTAAAAACTATAATCTTCGCGATTGTATTGACCTTCGTCCATTCCGCGAACCAGGAACATCTGTTACACCATATTCAACAGCACCTGTCGATGCTCGCGTAAATGTGGCTTCTGGTGGAACTCTAGTTCAATCTAACACAGCATTGTCTTCAAACATATTGACGCCACCTATTGTTACTGGATCTATAATTAAAATTGGTAACGATTATCGCACTGTTAATTCTGTTATTAATTTAACAGCTGTCACAGTCAGTTCTTCATTCAGCGCATCGTCTACGAATACTGCAATTAATATGGTATTCCAAAATTATGATTTTAATGGGTCAATTATTCAGCGTCCAACAGATCCTATGGAACTGGACTATGACTATTATCTACCACGCATAGATAAACTTATTGTAACAAAAGACAAAGAATTTAAAATTTTAAATGGCGTTCCTTCACTAACACCGAAAGAGCCAATTGAAAACGAAGATTCAATGGCGATATACACGCTGTATATTCCACCATACACAGCTTCGTTGCAGTCAATCGATCTGAAGTATATCGACAATCGTCGTTATACGATGAAAGATATTTCTGTTATGGATAAGAGATTGGCTGAAGTTGAAAACTTTATTGCACTAAAACAATCTGAGCAGGATTTAATCCAGGATCCACCTAAATCACCAATTACACCAGAAGTGAACAAACCAATTTATGGAACATTGGTAGATGAGTTTAATGACCTAACAATCGCTGACACCAATAACGATTTCGCGTGTTCAATTGAGAACGGCAAACTTTCAGCATATAAGAATATCACAACTTTCTCGCTAAAACCAGCAACAACTGGAAATAATATTCGCGATAAATTTGTAACGATTCCATATACAGAATCATCTTTTGCTGAGCAGAAACTATCTACAACTGGCGCAAGTGAAACTGTACAGTCAACAATGATTGCTAAATTTGAAGGATTCGTAACGCTTACACCAGAAAGCGATTATTTTTACTCGCTAGAGCATCAACCATATATCACTGATTCTATTGGTCGATACTTCGAATTGCGTCAAACACAAACAACACCAGCTTCTTCATTAACTGATAATGTTATTGAGACAATTGGTGGCGGTGGATATTACTCTACGACATATTATGATTCAGTTATTTCTGGTAGAAATTCGCCAATTTCAGTGAGTTCAACCGTATCAGTTCCTCATTATGCTGGTCCAGCATCTGACATAGATCCAAGGGTGACACAACAACTAGATATTAATTTAGCTGGTGTTGCTCCAGAAACGTTCTTAAACTCAACTTGGGCTGGAACGCAACGAGGATTTGGACAATCTGCTGTGGAAAACATCTTTACTCCTGACTGGACTCAAGATGGATTCTTAACTGCGCAAAGTTTCGGTAAATTTGACGACTTTTAACACATTACTCAGGAATAACTAATATGGCTTGGAGAGATCAAGATTTTAGTCGCAATAGATGGGCGAGAGACGAAAACGAATTAGGTGCGATTCCTTCGCGTCTTAATCGTGGTGGATTCTCCCTCACCGAAAGCGCAATTACAGGCGACACTGGTGAAGTTACTCCGATTGGGTTAAGTCCATTTATTCGTGAAAATGATATTAATTTCGCAGCCAGAAATTTAAAACCAGAAGCACTTGCAAATTTATTCTTTGATGCAACGCCAGTCAATCGTTTTGCGCAAAGAGCTTCTACTATCAACGTAAGTTCTTCAAGTGTATTGACAAGTGTTAAAGTCAACGAGGGAATTTATGCAACAACTTCTCGCGCATATGCTGAAGTTCTAGGAACATCAAGAACTGGAACACAAAATCTTATCTATGTAAACGATAACTTTATCACAATTAAGGTTACTAAAGGTGCTGGTTCTGCAGATCTAGGCGCGAGCGATTATCGCGTTGACGATTTAGTGTACCAAACAGCAGCAGGAACCGCATTAACATTTACGATTTTCGATCCTAGCAGCATTCAGCCAAACTTTAGTTTCCTGGGAAAAGTTAAGAAATGGGAAGTGTCAAGTGCAACAGTAGGTTATCTTGTAGTTGAACCTATACTTGGAAATCTAAAGACAACATTAAGCGATGCAGCTGCATACAATGTTTGGAATCTTTCTACCTTTATCGCAGATGCGCGCGAAGCAACTATTACTATGGCTAACAACAGATTCCAAAATAGTGAATCTATTGTTAATGCAACCAGCGGAGCATCAATTGGAACATTAAGTGGCGCCAATGCATACATTGCATTGTCCTCTTCAGTCACTGGTGCTAACACAAATAATCTTCGTTCAATCGTTATATCGTCAAACAATACAACTCGCGACGGAATCAGTACCATTGTTGGTAACACAATCACTATTGTTTCTGGAACTAACATGGGATTCAAAGCCAATGTTGTTGCAGTTGCAGCAAATACAGCAAATGGCTGGAACGAAGCAATTATCGATGCTAATTTACCAGAATTATGCACATCAAATTCTGTATACTCCATCGGTGAGCAGAAAGTAGATGACGTTGGTTCTCTATTTGGTATCTTCCATATTCCATCTGAATCTAATTTAAAATGGTTAACTGGTGAGCGTGTATTTACAATTACCGACACCGCAACTCATAATGATAACGATTATAAGATGCGTGCAATTACCAAGTATACAGCTCTCGGTAAAACAAATACAGCGGAAAATGCTCGTAACTTTGTTCTTCGCGAACAAACGCCAAACACGCAACAAGCCGAAGCAAAAATTATCAATGAAACCACGAGCGTTAAAATCAACGATCGTAAGTATATGGCACAAACTTTCTTTACACCAAAAGGCAATTCAATTGTCAACGGTCAAGTAAAGAATGCGTATGGCGTCTTTATGACTTCTGTTGATTTGTTTTTTAAAGAAAAACCAACTAACAACGATGAGTTGCTACCATTTACAGTGGCTATCTCAAAGGTTGAAAATGGTTTACCTTCTAACGACATTATAGCAGAAAGAACACTAGAGCCAGGATATATTAACACATCAACTAATCCAAGTTTATCAAACACATCAACGTTGACGAAGTTTACGTTTACGGATCCAGTGTATTTGTTACCTGCAACAGAATACTGCATTAAATTAATCACCGAATCACCAGACTATCAAGTATGGACAGCCGAACTCGGTGGTGAATATACAGACGAAACAGGAAACAAGCGTCGTATTTCTGAGCAGCCATACGTTGGTAATTTCTTCAAGTCAATGAACGCATCAAACTGGAATCCGATCCTCAATCAGGATTTGATGTTCCGCGTAAATCGTGCTTCATTCGCAACGACACCATCAGAAGTTTACTTTAATCTTGTTCCGTCAAGGGACTTACAAAGCAATACTATTGCAGACTTAATCAAGATTCAAGTGACAGAACAACAATTCTCGCCAACAAGTGTGAACTTCGAAGTTGAGACATTCTTAACAGATGGTACTTCTGCTGGTTTCATTAAGATTGATAATAATGAGATCTATAACTTCGGTAAAGATACTAATATTTCTAGCGCATCTGCAAAACGCAGAAGATTAATTCCAGCAGCGAATGTAAATGCTGTAAATGTTAAAGTTACAATGGCAACATCTGACGATTCCGTAGCACCAATTATCAACCGCGAACGTTTTGCTGTTTACACACTACAAAATATTATCAACAATGCTGGTATTGCCAATAATCTAATTTCTATTACAAATAGCGGAAGTCATGCAAATGCCGCTAACATTGCTGTTACAATCAGTAATCCTGATGTTGGTTCTAATAGAGCAACAGCCAATGTCTTGCCTTCAATGCTATCAAGTGGTAAGGTTACTGGAATTAATATAATTAATCCTGGTGCTGGATATTTCACATCACCAACAGTTTCTATATCAGAAGCAGCTGCAACGTCAAACGCAACAGCAATTGTTAATGGCGAAACAGACATATCTGGTGGTAATATTATCGGTGGTAAATACCAAACTAAGATTGTCACGCTCGAAGATGGATTTGATGCTGGCGATCTGATTGTCCGTATGAATGCAATCAAACCGCAAGGAACAAATATTGCTGTATACTTTAAAGTGCTATCAGCTTTAGATTCTGATCCTTTTGTAACGAAGAAGTGGCAGAAGATGAGACTAGTGAAAGAATATACTTCGCCAGATCAGGTTAAAACAGTTCCACTAGAATTCCGATACACCTTGGATAAGGGATCTATTACATACTTTGATGGTGCAAGAACGCTACCACTCGGCGGCAAATTTAAATATTTTGCTGTAAAGATTCGCTTGACAGCCGAAGATCCAACAGTGGTTCCAGCTGTTGAGTCTCTCAGAGTTGTTGCTGTTCCAGGTGGTTAATATATGAAATTGAAGATTCAAGGAACTAAATTTTCTCGTGACCTAAACAATATGGCTGTATTGTGTAATGACAAATCAGAAGTCACAAGATATGAATCTGAGATGAGGAAATATAGAGAAAATCAGATTAGAGATGAGGAAATAAATAAACTTAAGAACGAGATCTCAGAAATTAAAGAGATGCTTCAGATCTTGATCAGAGGACAAAATGGCTAACGCAAATATATCTGTTATTGCAGTTACGAACACATTCGATGAATGGCGTACACGCACAAATGATCTGGTTGTAGATCGAAACATTCTTCGCAATCACCCATATGTAAAAGACAACTCTAATTTTACAATCGCCAATGGCGCTGTTGTTATTGACCGCTCTGGTGGTGGTACGCTGTTAACCGTTGGTTCTGGTGGTGATGCCATTGTTGGTGGTACAACAACCACATCAGATCTTATCGTAGGTGATGACGCTTCGGTCGCTAATCAATTATCTGTTACTGGTAACACAGTTATTACTGGTAATCTTGCTGTTTCTAAAAATACAACCATCTCTCAAAACGCAAATGTTACTGGAACTCTTAACGTTGTTTCAAGATTAGATGTTGTTGGTAACACACAATTATTTTCTAATCTAACAGTATCTCAAAATTCTACTTTATCTGGAACATTAGGAGTTACAGGAAACACTACACTTTCTTCTAATCTTGCAGTTTCTAAAAACACAACAATTAGCCAAAACCTAGCAGTCACTGGAACTGCTGATGTTACTGGTGTTACAACATTAGGTAATACTCTAGATGTAACAGGTAACACTGCACTGTCAAGCAATTTGTCTGTATCTAAAAATACAGCGATCAGTCAAAACCTAGCAGTTACTGGCACAGCAGCAGTTACTGGGGCAACTACACTCAGCAATACATTAGATGTAACTGGAAACACAACCCTTTCAAGTAATCTTGCTGTCTCAAAGAACACTACAATTAGCCAAAATCTAGCAGTTACTGGTACGGCAGCAGTTACTGGTGCAGTTACATTAAGTAACACATTAGATGTAACTGGAAACACAACGCTTTCAAGTAATCTAGCAGTTTCTAAAAATGCAACTGTCTCGCAAAACGCCACAATTTCTGGTACTGCAAACGTAACTGGCGACTTCAAAGTTGGATCCGATAGATTTAATGTAACTGCATCTTCTGGTGATACAACTGTCGCTGGTGATTTAACTGTATCTGGTGGTGATATTACTTCTACTGCTACAGCAAATCTAGTTAATACAACAACCACAACTTTAAATTTCGGTGGCGCAGCAACTACACTCAATATGGGTGCATCTAGCGGAACTACAGACGTTAAAAATAATTTAAACGTCACAGGTGATCTTGATGTTGATGGCGGAGACATTACTTCCACTACTACAGCAAATCTACTTAATACAACCACAACAACACTAAATTTTGGTGGTGCTGCAACTGCATTAAACATGGGTGCAGCTGCTGGTACAGTGACTGCTGCTGGTGATCTAGTTGTATCTGGTGGAGACATTACTTCTACTGCTACAGCAAACCTATTAAACACCACGACAACAACACTAAATCTTGGTGGCGCTGCTACAACAGTTGAGATTGGTGCTGCCTCTGGAACAACAAACATCAACAACAATCTCGATGTTGATGGTGATGTAAACATCGACGGTGGCGATTTAACTGTTTCAACTTCTGCATTTAATCTTGCTAATACAACTGCAACAACGGTAAATTTTGCTGGTGCTGCTACGCAGCTAACGATGGGTTCGTTAGTCGGCACAACTAACGTAAGAAATGATTTAAACGTGGTTGGTGATATTGATGTTGATGGTGGAGATCTTACTGGTCCAGCAACTTTTAATCTTGGAAATACATCGACAACTGCATTAAATGTTGGTGGTGCTGCTGCTAATGTCGTTCTTGGTTCTCCAACTGGCACTGTAAATGTGCGCAATCAGTTGTATGTGACTGATAATGTGTATATTCCGCAAGGAAAAAACTTATTCGCATATTATATTCAAACGTCGTCAACTGAATCGTTCTATATTGAACGTGGTAACGGTGTATTTAAAAACCTCAGTGTTTCAGGTACGTTTACATTATCGCAACCATCAGTTACAACTTCTGATAGAATTATTCTAAACGAAGTTCCTACAGCAGCACGCGATGGCTATTTTACTGTTCGCCGTGGATCAGCAACTGCAAATGCCTCAGTGCAATGGTCAGAAACACTTGGTGTTTGGAGAGCAGGTGGTAGCGACGCAACTCTTAATACAATTATTACAATCGCCAATGTTGTTGATTCGTTTACATCTACTAGCCTCGTTAATGTTCCAACTGCAAACTCAGTTCGTTGGGCACTGGCAAGCGGCACATTCGGTGGCACATTAAAGGCATACAAAGATTCTATCACTGAAGACACGAATGTTACAGGAAGTAAGACAGTAGATTTGTCAGTGTCAAACTGGTATAAACTAACACTCACCAGTACTGCTGGAAACAGACAAATTACATTTACCAATGCACCTACTTCTGGAACTGGATTTACAGTAACGCTAGTCATTCTTCAAGATGGAACTGGCAGTAAAACACCAACATGGGCTAACACAATTTACTGGGCAGGTGGGCAAGTTCCTCCTGCAACAACCAGCGCCAGCGCAAGAGATCTTTGGACGTTTACAACATATGATGGCGGATCGACATTCATCGGAACACTTGCTGTTAAAGACGCGAGATAATTATGCCTCGTAGTTTTGATTTAAATAAAACATGGATTCCTGGGTCTTCCAGAGGAACTACCACATTCAATGCCAGTGGCAATATTAATATTGCTTATGGTAGAAACAAAACATCAGTGAGTGGTCGCGGTGGTTCTGGTGTTGCACCATCATATAACACAGTAACAAATTATCCGTATACAGCAGCAAGTTACAACACAGTAACGAATTATCCATACACACCTGTCAGTTATCCGTTTGTTCCTGCTTCATACAATACTACTCCAGCAAGTTACAACACAGTTCCAGCAAGTTACAATACTACTCCAGCAAGTTACAATACTACTCCAGCAAGTTACAACACAGTAACGAATTATCCATATACAGCAGTCAGTTACCCATACACACCTGCTAGTTATCCATTTGTGCCTGCAAGTTATAACACAGTTCCAGCAAGTTATAACACGGTAACAAATTACCCATATGTAAATGCAAGTTACAACACCGTTCAAAATTATCCATATACACCAGATAGTTATCCGTTTGTACCTGCAAGTTATAACACGGTAACAAATTACCCATATGTTAATGCACGTTACAACACAGTCACGAACTATCCATATACAGCAGCAAGATATAATACGGTAACAAACTATCCATACACGCCAGTCAGTTATCCGTTTGTTCCTGCTTCATACAATACTACTCCAGCAAGTTATAACACAGTTCCAGCAAGTTACAACACAGTAACGAACTATCCATATGTACCTGCAAGTTACAATACTGTTGTTAATTGGAATTCAACACTTTATGAAGAAGTATTCGACGAGCAAAATTATGCATTCTATTCAGCAAGTTATCCAGGCAGCGGATCTGGAACTAGTTGCCCACCTGATGGTTATGCCGATCTAGGACCACAGATACCTGCAAACACACCACCAAACCCTTATAATTACCCATTTGGATACTACTCGTTTCCGAATTTTGGTGGATTTCTTTCTGGAGGTTATTTTCTAACTTATTATTCAGTAACATATAGTTGCACAACTAATTATCCATACACACCAGCAAGTTATAATTCTGTAGTGACGAACTATCCATACACGCCAACAAGTTACCCATACACACCTGTCAGTTATCCGTATGTAAACGCGAGTTACAATACTACTCCAGCAAGTTATAACACGGTAACAAATTACCCATATGTAAATGCAAGTTACAACACAGTGACGAACTATCCATTTGTACCTGCAAGTTATAATGCAGCTGTGACAAATTATCCATATGTGGCTCCAAGTTATAACATTGTTCCAAGCAGTTATAACATAGTCACTAACTATCCATTTGTACCTGCAAGTTATAATGCAGCTGTGACAAATTATCCGTATACAGCAGCAAGTTATCCATATGTAAACGCGAGTTACAATACTACTCCAGCAAGTTATAACACAGTTCCAGCAAGTTACAACACAGTAACGAATTATCCATACACGCCAGTCAGTTACCCTTACACACCAGTCAGTTATCCATATACACCAGTTAGTTATCCATATACACCAGTTAGTTATCCGTATGTAAATGCAAGTTACAATACTACTCCAGCAAGTTATAATACGGTAACGAATTATCCGTTTGTACCTGCAAGTTATAACACTGTAAACAGTTATCCATATGTTCCTGGAAACCCAGGAACACCAACTACAGTTCTTGGTGTATATTTCCCAGGCGGTGGAGTTGGTGCAGTTGCTCCATATGTTTCTGAAACAGTTACAAATTATTGGGATTATCCAGACAATGCAACATATCCTGTTGCAGTTCCAACAGGTGGATATATAGTAGTGAAGGTTGAATAATTTAAAGAACTATAGTATAATATGATTTAAAATTGGAGTTTGTTATGCCCACATTTGTAAAATATATTCGCCCATTACCACAATTTTCAATCAACGAAAGTTACTTCACACCAGAAGAAATCGAAAAGATCATCGACTTAGAAGAACTACAAACTTTCTCAGAAGGAAAACTTGGTGTAGATAATGGTGGAAAAATCAACAAGGATTATCGAGACAGCGAAATATCCTGGCTTATTCCATCACCAGAGTCAAAATGGTTGTTTGATAAATTCAGTTGGTTGATGGCTCAAGTGAATCATGCTAATTTTATGTATGATATCGATGGATTTGATGCCTTTCAATACACAAAATATAAAGCAAAACAACATTATAATTGGCATTTTGATTGCTTTACTGAGTATCAAAATTATGAACGCAAAATGAGCGCAATAATTTTGTTATCTGACCCATCAAAATATGGTGGTGGTGAATTCGAAATAGTTACTGATGGTAACATTGAAAAACCAATATCTCTAAAGCCACCAATCGGATCCGTTGTATTTTTTGCTTCTTGGATGCCACACAGAGTGGTGCCAGTGAAGTCTGGTGTCCGTAAATCATTAGTTACTTGGATTATGGGTAAGCGATCATGTTGAATACATTGCGCAATATATTTAAATTTTGGGGTAACGATGTCATTGAGTTTTATTGCCATCCAGATTTAAGTGGTGTGATTCCAGAACCTAAACCAGCAATAAAATATCTACCAGAATGGTTTAGAATTTTGCCACCAACTCTCCCAGATAAAAGGGATACTATGTTCAATGTTCCTTCAATGAGTGCAAAAAAATGTTTGCCGTTGATTGATGCAATGTCCCTAGGATATGTAATCCCATTGTGCGGTGATCTTCATGTTCAAGTTGATCCTGATATGACGGAAATTAAAACTCACAATCCACCTGGTTTAAAACTTGCTGAATTTCATTCAGTAGATCAATTAGGGGGTGAAAATGCGCCAAGATTTCCATTACATCCGATTAAGTTTGTGAATCATTGGATCGTTAAAACTGCTCCTGGTTGGTCAACATTGTTTGTGCCACCAATGAATCATATTGATCAACCATTTACTTGTTTAAGTGGGCTGGTAGATACAGACAAATATCCAAAAGAAGTTAATTTTCCTGCAATCTGGAATAAGCCTGGTTTTGATGGTATTATTTCTGCAGGAACACCACTAGTAACTGCTATTCCAATTAAACGTAATACATTTGATAAAAAACCAAAAATTAGAAAAATGACGGATGACGATTTTAACACTATTGAAACAATTAAAAAGCAACAACACAGTAGAATGCATGTTTATACAAATGAATTGAGAGTTAAGAAATGAATCTTTTTAATATTTTTAAATCTAAAAAACCTCTTTATGAATCAACTTCAGTTGAAGAAGAAATAGAAGTTTCTAACTCAACAGTAATTCAATCTCCTTTGCAAAAAAATAAACTAGAATTTATTGATTCTTCTGAGTTGGTATTTGCCAGTTTGCCAATCAAATTAGCAAAAGATGTTCCAGTCAATTCTAGAAAACATGTTGAGGACCTAGGAAATAAATTTACATTTCCACTATGCCCTGGGATGTTTGATTATTCTAGATTAGGATATATTGTTCCGTGTTGGGCAGATTTTCATTTTAAAATAAACAAAGCAGGTTGTATCGCCTATGCTGGGGGTGGTAAACGAAGTTCTCCATTTAGAGATCCTGTTCCAATGGCTAGTGACATAGTCGATGGTATCTTTAACATTCAAGATGGCATTCCTCTACGACCATTTAATATAAATTCTCCATGGAAAATCTTTAGTTATGATAAAGATATTTCAGCGTTAATATTACCTGCATGGTATCATTCAAGTCCAGAATTTCTTGAAAATTTTTATGTTTATCCTGGCATAGTTGACTATAATACATTTCATACTATGAATGCAATTTTAGCACCAAGAAAAAAATGTGAGTATACAATCAAAGCAGGGGAACCCCTATTGCATGTGATACCGTTTTACAATAGACACATTGAGTGTGGATACGGTCCACCTAATATCGAACAAAAAAGTATACTCTCATATGATCCAAAAATACATGAGAATCAATTTTATAGAAAAAACCATAATATTAAAAAAAGTTTTACATTAGATAGAGTGGAAGAAGATCCTAATCAACAACCAAAAGAAGATAAAGAATGAAAATATTTGTAAGCATATGCTCATATAGAGATCCACTGTTAGTTTACACACTAAAATCTCTAATTCAAAGTAAGTCCTCGCTTGCTGAAGTAGTATATGGAATATTCGAACAAACAGAAAAAGAAAATAGTTTAGAAACACTGCATCCAGAATTAATATCAAGACCTGATGTAAAGTATAAGAGAATTGACCCACAATATTCTGAGGGCGTTGGGTGGGCGAGAAACATTAATGCTTTACAATTAACTGATGAGGATTTTTATTATCAAATTGATTCTCACATGGTATTTGATAACAACTGGGATAGGCAACTAATTAATGATTACAAAGAGGGCTGTTTAATTGCTAACTCAAATAAAGTAGTCATATCATCTAATTGTAAAAATTTCAATCTCGTCGAAGGACATGTTAAACTTGAGCACAATAAAAATGTTGCTTGTATAGCCAAATTTTATCAATTTGATAAAAGTCTTTCGTTATTTGCTCACGGCGAACATACCAATCCAACTACTAGTGTTATGCCAGCCAGCCATATTTTTGCAGGCAACATGTTCACTCATGCAGATTGGATTAATAATGTTGGGATAAATCCAAAAATCTTTTTTCATGGGGAAGAACAAATTATGGTTCTTTCTTCGTTTATGGTTGGCTATTCAATCTTTCACGGTAAACAGATTAATTGTTACCATTATATTGGATCTAATCAACATACTTCTAAACAGGACTATAATCCTATAGTCTCAGATGAAGTTATACAAGAAAGAAAATATAGATCAGATTTAGAATTTAGACGGTTCATTGATTCTGTGGACGACGTAGTCTTTGAGGAGTTTAGGCGCTACTCTGGAGTCGATTATATAAACAGAAAGATTGAAAAACGTGCTTTGACAAACGCAATTAAACCAAATATCGAAGTCGATTGGGTAATCCCAGATAAAACGGACTAAGACAATTATAAATACATATTGGGTTGGATATTACAGGGTTCAAATAAATGCCAAGTCCAAGTTCAACGTCAGCACAAGATATTAATACTGATTTCGCAGAAGTTTTCTCTGGCGCACCGTTATAAGATAGTTTTTGAAATACCTAAATACCTAAAACTCTCTTTAGGATATAACAATGGCTAGTTTTTTAGAGCTTTCCTGCGACCAAGGTACAGATTTTACTGTAAATTTAGACCTTACCAATGACGATGGAAGCACCATAAACGTCACAAACTATACGTTTAGTTCCTCTATTCGCAAATCATATTATTCATCTAATGTTACTGCTAATCTAACGGTAACTGTTGCCAATGCCGCAAGCGGAAATGTTGTTCTTTCCATGAACGCTGCAACAACTGCAAACATTCGTGCAGGAAGATATCTTTATGATATCAAAATGGTAAGAGCAGACAGCACCAAATCCAGAGTTGTAGAGGGCATTATAACAGTTTTTCCACAAATTACGCAGTAAATTAAATGAAGATTAAAGTTACCACAAGTAATACAACTACTGCTGCTACAATTGGTGCGAACAAAGTTCGTGGTGATCGTGTAGTCGCGACAACTGGCGATGGCGGCATTACAAACCTCGCCACTGGTAACGGTTTAACTGGCGGTCCGATTACATTAACTGGTACCATTTCCGCCAATTCAGCAAATGTGAATCAAGCTGGTGTTGTTCAACTAAACGACACAGTGACTTCCAATAGTGTCACACGCGCAGCCACACCAAACTCAGTTAATGCTGTATATCTCGTTTCTACATCTGCATATAACATAGCGAATCTTGCTTACGCTCAAGCAAACTCAGTATTCGATCAGGCTAATTTAAAACTTAATATTGCTGGTGGCACAATCACAGGCAGTTTGACGATTGATGGCAATCTAACTGTCTCTGGCAACACAACAACACTTAATGTAGAAACGTTAAGCGTTGAAGACAACGAAATTATTTTAAATTCCAGTTTAACTGGAACACCAACTCTTAATGCTAGCATTACTGTTAATCGCGGTAACTCAACCAATGTGTTTCTTCGCTGGGACGAAAGCACAGATAATTGGGGTTGGTCTGATGTTAATGGTAATTTTTACAGTTTTCAAATCGCGCGCGATGCATATAATCAAGCAAACACTGGATACAATATTGCTGTTGATGCGAACAACACTGCAATTAATGCAAACACAACTGCTAATGGTGCGTTCAATCAAGCAAACCTAGCATATTCGTTAGCCAACGCTGCATATGCTCAAGCAAATTCAGACTATCAGCCAGCTGTAACTGAATTGGCAGTGACGAATAACGGCGCAACAGCATATCGATTTGATCAGTACGGCACAGTAGATAATCCTGCAATATATGTTCGCGCTGGTGAAACCATTGCGTTTAATTTAAATAATGCAGGGCATCCATTTACGATTCGTGTGTCAAGTGGCGGCGCAAATTATGACACAGGATTAACTCACGTTGCAACAAATGGCACTGTAAGCACTGGGTCTAGCGCACAAGGTAAAGTCAGTGGTAAACTGTACTGGAAAATTCCTTATGCGCTACAAGGTAATGCATATGTTTATCAGTGTACAGTGCATAGCGGAATGGTCGGTAACATTGTTATCGAAACTAATAGTGCAACCATTTATGCTCAAGCAAATGCTGCTTATAATCAAGCAAACGCAGCGTATACACAAGCAAACAATGCATATAGTCAGGCGAACACAGCAACATCGATTGCTCAAAATGCTTATGATCAAGCAAACACTGCGAATGTTACTGCAGGAATTGGCTACATCATTGCAACTTCTGCTTATGGTCAAGCGAATGCAGCCAGACTTCAAGCGAATAATGCCTATGCGCAAGCAAATCTAGCCTATGATGCTGCAAATAATGCAGCAGTTAAAGTAACAGCAAACTCAGGCGCATCGTTCTCTGCGAATACATTATCATTTAATAATACAGCAACTGTATCTGTTACTGTAGAACAAAATGGCACGAATGCAAATATCTCGTTTACTGCTGCTCCGCAAGTTATTGTCAACGACACATATACTGCGCAAGGAAACGTAACTGCTGCTGCAACTGCGAACATTGCGAATGGATTATATCTAATCGCTACTAATGCATATGGGCAAGCAAATGCTGCTTATAGTGCAGCAAATTCTAAATTAAGTTTAACAGGTGGTTCGCTCAGCGGATCACTTAATATTAGCGGTGATTTGAATGTTACGAGTGGTAACATTTATCTATCTGGTAACACAACCTTCATCAACGTAGCAACATTCGTTGTTGATGATGCGTTAATTTATCTTGGTTCAAATAATACAATTAGCGACACAGTTGATCTTGGATTTGTTGCTGCAAAAAATAATGGTCCGCAAACAACACATACTGGTCTTGCTCGCGATGCTTCCGATGGCACTTGGTACTTGTTTGACAATTTACCAGACGCAGGGCATCAATCAAATGTTATTGATTTTGCTAACACAAACCTAGCAACACTTCGTGCTAATATTAATGCTAATAGCATTTTATTATCTGGAAATTCTGTTGCGACTGTTATAGACGTTTCAGCTGCATACAATCAAGCCAATCTTGCGTATAATGCTGCGAACAATGCAGCTGTAAGAGTCACTGCTAATTCTGGTTCTACTGTTTCAGCGAATGTATTATCCTTTAATAACACATCATCGATTGCAGTTACAGTAACTGGAGCTGGATCTAATGCGAATGTTTCGTTTGCAGCAACCAATGCAGTCAGTTCTCGATTTACAACAAATGGTAGCACAAACACTTATACACTCTCGTCATCTGTATCAAGCGTAAATAATATTCTTGTTACGATTGATGGTGTGACAATTCTACCAACTGAAGATTACACCGTTTCTGGTACAACATTGACTCTCACATTCATGCCTCCAAACGGATTGAATATTGAAGCAAGAACATTAAGATAAGAATATGGTACAAAAAGTTTCTGTCTTTATGGGCGGAACTGGGGCAAATAATGCCACAGATGCTCGTACAAATCTAGGAGTTGCCTCTGCGGAAACTACAAATGCCGCAGCGAACACTGTTGCAGTTTATGCAAACGGTTCTCTTGTTGTTTCCAAATCAAATTTAAATTTCAACAATACTAGCACGATTAATGTTTCCGTAACTCAAAGCGGAACATCGGCAAATATTTCTTTCACTGCTAACACATCTCTTGTCGGACCGCAAGGTGCTCAAGGTTATCAAGGTGTAGCAGGAGCACAAGGTCCACAAGGTTATCAAGGTGTACAAGGCGCAGTAGGATCGCAAGGTGCTGTTGGCGCTCAAGGCACTGAAGGTGCTCAAGGATCTCAAGGATTTCAAGGTAACGTTGGCGCACAAGGTGTGCAGGGAGCGCAGGGATTTCAAGGTGCTCAAGGTATCGCAGGTTCTCAAGGAGCGCAAGGTTATCAGGGTGTTCAAGGCAGCACAGGACCTCAAGGAGCGCAAGGTATCAGCGACACTGTAATTCGCTCAGATTCATTTAGTGCAGCATCAAACTCAGGAAATCTTGTTTACACGCTGACAACACCAGCACCTGCTATTGAACATTTGTTTGTATATAAAAATGGTGTTTCGCTTATACCTAATACAGACTTCACGTTTGCGAATACAAATGAAATTACAATTATCGATACAGGTGAGATTGGTGATGTAATTGATGTGCGTTACTTTGTAACTGCAGCTGCTGGTATCGGTCAACAAGGTTATCAAGGTGTACAAGGTGCACAAGGTGTTCAGGGTGCACAAGGATCTCAAGGTCATCAAGGATTCCAGGGATCTCAGGGTCGTCAAGGCGCACAAGGTGTACAAGGAGATGTCGGTGCTCAAGGTGTGCAGGGATCACAAGGATTCCAAGGATCTCAGGGTCATCAAGGTGTACAAGGTGCTGTCGGTGCTCAAGGTGCGCAGGGATCTCAAGGCTATCAAGGATTCCAAGGTGCTCAAGGTGTACAGGGAGATGTAGGAGCACAAGGTGATGTTGGTGCTCAGGGTTCACAAGGTTATCAAGGTGTACAAGGTGCCGAAGGGCATCAAGGATCGCAAGGTCATCAAGGTGCTGTCGGTGCGCAAGGTTCTCAGGGGCATCAAGGTATACAAGGTTCGCAAGGATTTCAAGGAGTGCAAGGCACTATTGGTGCGCAAGGAGCACAGGGTGTACAAGGTGATGTAGGATCGCAAGGTCATCAAGGCGTGCAAGGCGAAGTAGGCGCTCAGGGTTCTCAAGGCGTGCAGGGATCGCAAGGTGTACAAGGATCACAAGGTCGACAAGGAGCACAAGGATTCCAAGGAGTTCAAGGTGAAATAGGTGCACAAGGATCTCAAGGCATTCAAGGTGCACAGGGTGTACAGGGATCACAAGGTTATCAAGGTGTACAAGGTGAAACTGGATCTTTCGGTGGCGCGACGTTTGACTTCTTATTCTCAACAGATACAACACATTCAAATCCAACGAGTGGATATTTAAAAGTAAACACCGCAAGTTTGTTTGATGCAACTGCACTCGCCATCAGTTATTTGGATAATGATTCAGCGAATATTGTAAATTATTTGCAAACTATAGATGATTCAACATCATCTATTAAGGGTGTTGCGAAAATTGCAAATTCTGCGAACATACTACAATTTGTGTTTTACAATATTATTGGCGCAAATCATGAACATACAGATACATCTCCTGGATGGTTTCACATTCCAATTACTGCAACATCAAATACAGTAAGCACATTCCCTAATAATGAAGATGTGATCATCACTTTTACTAGAACAGGTGATAAAGGTGATACTGGTGCTCAAGGAGCACAAGGTCGACAAGGTTCGCAGGGTCATCAAGGATTTCAAGGAGATGTCGGTGCACAAGGTGTACAAGGCGCGCAAGGAGTGCAGGGTTCTCAAGGTCATCAAGGAGTTCAGGGTGCTCAAGGATTCCAGGGTGTACAAGGTGCACAGGGACATCAAGGTGACGTCGGAGCACAAGGCGATGTCGGCGCGCAAGGTGCTCAAGGATCGCAAGGATTTCAGGGGCATCAAGGTGTAGTCGGAGCACAAGGAAATCAAGGTTATCAAGGTGTTATCGGTGCTCAGGGTGATGTAGGTGCTCAAGGATCACAGGGACACCAAGGATTTCAAGGAGCGCAAGGTTTTCAAGGTCGACAAGGATCTGTAGGTGCGCAAGGTGATGCTGGTGCTCAAGGAGCACAAGGTGTTGTTGGTGCACAGGGTGCTCAAGGAGCACAAGGATTCCAAGGAGTTCAGGGAGCAGTCGGTGCACAAGGTGCGGTAGGTGCTCAAGGTGCTGTCGGAGCACAAGGAGCACAGGGTGTGCAAGGTGCCGTTGGTGCACAAGGAGCAGTTGGAGCGCAGGGCGCTGTAGGTGCACAAGGTGCTGTTGGTGCACAGGGTGCTCAAGGAGCACAGGGTCATCAAGGTGTGCAGGGAGCACAAGGTGTTCAAGGAGCAACAGGTGTAAGTCCAGGAGGAACTTCTGGATATCTTGCGAAATTTACAGGATCAACAACATTAGGTAACAGCACTGTAACAGATAATGGTACTGTAGTTGGACTCACTGTTCCTGCTTATGTTATTGGTCAAACTATAAATGGTCAATCATTTTTTCAATGGGAAGGCGCAACATATAGAAGTCCCAGCGATCATACTCCTCCACTATTGCTTAGAGCAGATAACACGACAACTGGATTAAATGGATTTAGACCTGCGCTGGGTCTTTATAACAACAGTGGTGCAGATCAAACTACAGTTGGTTTAGCATTCGTTTCAGCTGAAAGTTCTCCAGGTGCAGGAAATTCAGTAAATCTTGCTGGCATTATTGCGAAAAAAGAAATAGCAGGAACAAGTGGTAATTGGACTGATGGATCATTAAACTTTTTTGTTAAAAGTGGTGGATCGCGAGTAGACGCCATGACTATAAACAGTCTAGGCAATATTGGTATAAACACCACATCACCAAGCAGTGTTGCTAGAATTCATATAGAAGGAAATAAATTACTAATTAGATCTGCAAGTTCTGGTTGGGCTCAGTTACAAGTTGCAAACCCCAACGATGGAGAATCCACCATAGCAATTGCTGCTGGTGGCACAGGTTCGCCTGGAAATGATACTACTTACACCAGACAATGGATTATTGGTGTTAATCCATATAGTGTTGGTGTCACTAATTTTGCCATTACAAATAAAACATTACAAGGTACACCACCATTTTTAATCACTGAAGGTGGACTTGTAGGTCTTGGAACAACAAGTCCAACTGGAAAATTAAATGTTTACGTTGACGCCGATACAAATATTTCTATTGGAGAACATCCAACATATGGCGCATATAATGCTATCTGGACACCAGGCAATGACTATGTTTTATTGTGGCAAAATGGCGGTCATACATTTTTAAATTCTCGTGGTTCTGGAAATATCTATTTTAGAGAAGATAATAATGATTTAATGACCATTTTAAATAGCGGTTTTGTTGGTATCGGAACAACAAATCCTGCAACAAAATTAGAAGTTGTTGGCACAATTTCCTATAAACCATCAGTAGGAACTAGTTTAACATTAGGTGATGATGGAACTTATGGAACTTCTGGAACTGGTAGATATACAACGCTAGGATTTAGTGGCAATAATAATGGTGGAAATAGAATTTTTGCGCATAATACTGGCGAAGATGGTTTATATATTTGTTCTGCAACGAGTAGAGGTATTGCGTTCAGAGTAAACGGAGGCGGTACTAATAATGTTTTAATTGATTCATCTGGCAATGTTGGAATTGGAACATCTTCTCCAGCTGCAAGATTAAATGTTTATGGTGCAGGAACTGCCAATGATCCATGTTTAGCATTAGATGTAACTTCTTCATCTACCTTTGTTCATGCTCAAGAAAGTTTTGCTCCAAATTTAACAACAAATCAAACAGTGCTTAATGTTATTGGTCGAGAAGGTTCAACAAAAAATTCTGGATATATTGGATACACATATAGCGGAACACCAGGATCTGACAGTAATCGATTAACATTTGGACATTGGGCTGCAGACCATTTAATGGTTCTTAATGGTGCTGGTAATGTTGGCATTGGAACAGCAAGCCCTGGAGTTCGTTTAGATGTAGAAACATCTGCGTCTTCAGCAATTGTTGCACGATTTAAAAACACATCCGCTAGTGGTTATAGTGGAATGCACTTTTTAAATGATTCTGGAACTGCTACTGCTCATGTTGGTTGGGGTAATGGTTCTGTTGCTTCTCCACTAACAAGTGCAGCATATTTTGGAAGTATTGCAAGTGCTCCTGTTGTGTTTACATCAGCAGACACTGAACGTGTGCGAATTACAAGTGGAGGATTAGTTGGTATTGCAACAAGCAGTCCAACATTTCAAGCCCAAGTAAATGGAACGTTCAATTCTGGTGGTGGTCCATTTATTATTGGTGGTGGTAGTAGCAGTACAAGTTTTTATGACATGTATCCAGGAGCATATTTCCACAGTCCAGCTGCGATGTTTAGAAAAGACAGTTCTTCTACAGCTGCAACTGAAATGGATGCTACTGTTGTTCTTTATAATAAAAATGGTACAGATAATACAGGTGCTAAACTTGTATTTGCTGCAAACGAAACTACGTCAAGTTCAGCAAATCCTGTTGCAACTGCTGCAATTGTTTCGCAAAAAGTTTCAGGAACCACAGGAGCTTGGGCTAATGGTAATCTTAAATTCTTAGTTAAATCTGGATCAGGCTACATTGACTGTATGACCATTAATAATAGTGGTAATGTAAGTGTTGGAACAACTACATCAACTTATAAATTTCAAGTTGCTAAAGTGTCAACATCATTACCAGCTATGATGATCAGTGGTGCATTTTTCGGTGGTCCGCGTCTTCAAGTTTATGGTCTTGATGCTGATTCTAATGCGTGGATGGGTCTTGGTACTGATATGGCTGGAAATGCTTACGAGCACAGCATTTATTATTCGGATACAGGCAGCAATGGAATACTAGTATTTTGTACATATAATGGAACAACAGTAACACAAAGAGCATCTTTGAGTAGAACTGGTGCATTAAGTGTTACTGGAAACATTACTGCATATTCTTCAGATGTTAGAATTAAAAAGAATATTAAAAATATTGACAATGCGCTGCAAAAACTATTGTCTATTAATGGCGTCACGTTTAATTGGGATCTTGAAGAATGTAATAAGTGGGACTTTTATCCTACAACTGGAATTGATGTTGGTGTAATCGCTCAAGAAGTTCAAGCAGTATTACCTGAAGTTGTAGAGCATGCACCATTTGATAAAAATGGCGATAAAGATCCTAACCCATCTAAGTCAGGTAAAAATTATCTGACTGTTAATTACGAAAAACTTGTTCCATTATTAATCGAAGCAATCAAAGAGCAGCAAAAACAAATTGAAGAATTAAAGTCATTGATAAATAATAAACATTAATCGAGTAAAAGAATGGTGCAAAAAGTTTCAATATTCATGGGTGGTACTGGCGCGAATAACGCAGCCGACGCACGCACGAATTTAGGTGTTGCACCAAGTGCTGCATATGATCAAGCCAACGCTGCGTTTAATGCAGCGAATACAAAACTCCCATTGGTTGGTGGCACAATTACTGGTGATCTTGCGGTTACTGGTAATCTTATTATCTCTGGCAACACCACAACACTTAATACTGAAACTCTTGTTGTTGAAGACAATGAGATTGTTCTAAACAGTGGTGTTCAAGGAATTCCGAGCACTAATGCTGGAATTATAATCAATCGTGGATCTAGCCCAAACACATATATTCGATGGAATGAAGCAACTGATAAGTGGGGTTGGTCTGATGATGGTGTAACATTCAATGCATTTGTTGATGCAGTTGGACCACAAGGTGCGCAGGGTTATCAAGGTGTCGCAGGTGCTCAAGGCGCAATCGGTGCACAAGGAGCACAGGGATTTCAAGGCATACAAGGTGCTGTCGGTCAACAAGGTGCTCAAGGTCAACAAGGTGCATTTGGTGCTCAAGGTTCACAAGGATTCCAAGGAGCACAAGGATTTCAAGGTGTCATTGGTGCGCAAGGTGCGCAAGGTGATGCTGGTGTTGCTGGTCCACAAGGAGCAGTAGGTGCTCAAGGTGCTGCTGGTTCTAATGGCGCACAAGGTGCCCAAGGATTCCAAGGTAGTGCTGGTGCAAGCGGAAATACTGATATTCGTGTTAATACAACAACTGCTGTCGCGCAAACAAATGTTTACATGTTATCTGAGTCAGTCAATGGCATCAATCGTTTGACTGTTTCTAAAAATGGTTTGATTCTTTCACCAAATTTACACTTCACAGTTGCAGGAAATACAGTAACACTTGCAGCAAACACTGAGATTGGTGATAATCTTGTGTTCTCTTATTTCGTTGATGTGGGTAACGTGTTTGGTCCACAAGGTGCGCAAGGTTATCAAGGTGTACAGGGTGCTCAGGGTCATCAAGGATTTCAAGGAGCACAAGGACATCAAGGTGCTGTTGGTGCTCAAGGGTCTCAAGGTATACAAGGATCACAAGGATTTCAAGGTAATGTTGGATCACAAGGTTCTCAAGGTGTACAAGGTGAAGTCGGAGCACAAGGTGCACAAGGAGCACAAGGTTATCAAGGTGCTCAAGGATTTCAAGGGCATCAAGGTGACATAGGTGCTCAAGGTTCTGTTGGCGCTCAAGGATCACAAGGTGTACAAGGTGCTATCGGTGCTCAAGGTTCTGTTGGTGCTCAAGGATCTCAAGGAGTGCAGGGTGCACAAGGTGTACAAGGAGAAATCGGAGCACAGGGTGCACAAGGTTTTCAAGGTGATGTTGGTGCTCAAGGGTCTCAAGGTCGTCAAGGTTTTCAAGGTGTACAAGGCGCTCAAGGATTCCAAGGAGTTCAAGGTGACACTGGAGCACAGGGATCTCAAGGCTATCAGGGGCATCAAGGTGTACAAGGATCGCAGGGACAACAAGGTGAAGTGGGCGCGCAAGGAGCACAAGGTTCTCAGGGGCATCAAGGTGTGCAAGGATCTCAAGGATTCCAGGGTGTACAAGGTGAAACAGGATCCTTCGGTGGTGCAACGTTTGAATATGTCTACTTAACAAATACTGCGAATACTGATCCAGGTGCAGCAAATCTTAAATTTGATAGCACAGATTTCTCAACAGCAACAAGATTATTCATTGATCACATTGATGACAATGGTGCTAATGTATTCAATTATTTACAAACGATTGATGATTCAACATCGTCAATCAAAGGCACATTTAAAGTTGCTAACACTGCGAACGTAAATGAATTCGCATTCTTTAACATTAATGGTTTACATGCTGAGTTAGTCAATTATTTGTCTGTTCCAGTTGCGCGCACTGTCGGTGTTACAAGTTTAACAAATACTGCAAATATTATTATCACGTTTGTTCGTACAGGTGACAAAGGTGATACTGGCGCACAAGGTTCACAAGGCGTGCAAGGCGCTCAAGGATTCCAAGGAGTCCAAGGTTCACAGGGACATCAAGGTGTTCAAGGCGAGATCGGTGCTCAAGGATCTCAGGGTGTACAAGGTGCTGTTGGTGCTCAAGGAGACGCAGGTGCACAAGGAGCACAAGGTCGACAAGGTTCGCAGGGTTATCAGGGTGAAGTTGGAGCACAAGGTGCACAAGGATTCCAAGGAGTTCAAGGAGCGCAGGGACACCAAGGAGTTCAAGGAGCGCAGGGACACCAAGGAGTGCAGGGTGCTCAAGGTTCTCAAGGTCATCAGGGTGTACAGGGTGCACAAGGACACCAAGGTGTACAAGGTGCTACTGGTGTAAATCCTGGCGGAACTTCTGGATATCTTGCGAAATTTACTGGGTCAACAACACTCGGAAATAGTGTTGTTTATGATAATGGAACTAATGTCGGCATTGGAACAACGAGTCCTGGTGACTTATTGCATATACGGTCTGCATCTAGTGCAATACTAAGAATAGATGGTGGTAGTGGTAATGAAGTAGGTATTTGGTTGTATGAAAATGGTGTTCAAAAATGGCAAATTTATAAAAGAGCAAATCCAGATGATTTAAATTTTTATAGTAAAGATTTAGATAAATCTGTTTTAACATTAGCAGCTGCTGGTGGTGTTGGTATTGGAACTTTAAGTCCTGCAGAATCACTTACGGTGGCTGGTAGTATTGAATCTCGTGGACTTGCAACGGATGCAAATTATGCAGCATTTTTAAGAGGTTTATACGATTCGACTCATGCACTTCAAATCGGTGTTAAAATTAACAGCGGCACCGAAAGTGAAGTATTTGGAGTTTATGCAGATGCTGGTGGTGGCAGTCCGAGAACAATAATTAATCCATCTAATGGATGGAAAGTTGGTATTGCAAACACAAATCCACAAGGAGCATTACATGTTACCACTTCTAGTGGATATAATCTGTATCTTGATAAATCTAGTGGTGCATCAATTCAATTTGCCAGATCTGGAACATTAGGTTATCAGATAGATGATAGTAGTGGAACCATAAGATTTCTTTCTTCTGGCTCAACGCCGAGAGCGGTAATTGACAGTAGCGGCAATTTCGGAATCGGAACAACGAATCCATCATCTTATGGCGGACTCGTGGTATCTGGAACAGGTTATGTTTCACACATCAATGCAACAAGTGGTGCAGTTGGATTTGGTTTATATGAAAACGGTACAGGGCGTTTTTATATCAAAACACTAAACGGCAGCGATGGTCTTGCATTTATTGATGGAGATGGAACATCTGAGCGAGCACGATTTACTAGCGATGGTCATTTCAGACCTGCAACTGATAATACTTATAATCTTGGAGCAACAGATTACAGATGGGCAAACATCTACACCGCTGACTTGAACCTTTCAAATCGCGATTCACAAAATGATGTTGACGGAACTTGGGGTGAGTGGACAATTCAAGAAGGCGAGAACGATTTGTATCTGATAAATAGACGCAACGGTAAGAAATTCAAGTTTATGTTGAAAGAGGTTGAAT